GCCGCGCACCGAACCCCGGTCTCCGCGCTCGCGCCCGCCCCGATCGTCCCGGGCGCCGTCGCGGTCGCGGCCGGCTCGACCATCACGGTCGGTCCGGCCATCGCGGTCGACCTTCCCATCCCGGTCCCCCCTGCTGCCCCGCTCGTTCCGGTCGGCACCACGCTCCGCCTTGCCGTCGCGGTCGCCGGTTCCTGCCTTGTTGTCACGCTCACCCGGTCCGTCACGATCCATCCGGCCCTGGCCGGCCTGGCCCGGACGGGCCTCGCCGCCGCGATTCGGGCCCCCTGCGGCTCCCCCGTCCGCACCACCGCGCTCGGCCGCACCGGGGCCACGCTCGGCTCCGGCCGGACCACCGCGCTCCGCGCCACCCGCCGCGCCGCCGCGCAGGCCGCCGCCCGGCCCGCCCGCGCCACCGGGGCCACCCGCGCCGCCGCTGGCGCCCGGACCGGCACCACCCGCGCCCCCGCCGGCGCCGCCACCCGGCCCGCCGGGGCTGCCTTGCGCGAAGGCCGTCGTCGCGCCGAAGACGAGGGCCGCCGCCGCGACCGTACTGCGAAAGAGCTTGCTCATGGTTTTGTTTCCTGCCCCGTCGACCGATGGCGCCCTTCGACGCCCAGACGCAGCCGCAACGAGGAGATCTGGAAAACCGTTCCGGAGATCTTGCGCGGAACTTGCCGGGATGCAGTCGGATACGAAAACCGATGCGTGAAAGCTTGAGCGTGCGTCATCCACATCGGTGATACGGGTCCGGTTCCCGATCGTCGCCTTCACGACGATGTGACCCTTGTGAAATTTCCTTCGTCGCTTAACGTCGGCGTGAGGCGTGTCATGCAGGGACGCGGCCATGGGGCAATCCGGGCCGACGTCTCTCCAAACAATAAGAACACGCCATGGGAATCGGGGAGAAGCGGATGTCGAGCGGGATGGGAGTGGGGACGCCGAGACTGGACGAGGCGGCGGACAACCGCAGCCGGATCAAGGCCATCGTGGCGTCGTCGTCGGGCAACCTCGTCGAGTGGTTCGATTTCTACTGTTACGCCTTTTTCGCGCTCTACTTCGCGCCGGTGTTCTTCCCCGAGGGCGACGACACGAGTCAGCTCCTGAAGTCGGCGGCGGTGTTCGCGGTCGGCTTCTTCATGCGCCCCATCGGCGGCTGGCTGTTCGGGCGCCTCGCCGACCGGCTCGGACGCAAGACCTCGATGATGATCTCGGTGCTCATGATGTGCGCCGGCTCGCTCATGATCGCCGTGCTGCCGACCTACGCCACCGCCGGCCACCTCGCCCCGGCCCTGCTGCTCCTCGCCCGGATGATCCAGGGCCTGTCGGTGGGCGGCGAATACGGCACCAGCGCCACCTACATGAGCGAGATCGCCATTAAGGGCCGGCGCGGCTTCTTCGCCTCGTTCCAGTACGTGACCCTCATCGGCGGCCAGCTCCTGGCCTCCCTCGTCCTCATCATCCTGCAGAGCTTCCTCACCGCCCAGCAGCTCACCGCCTGGGGCTGGCGCATCCCGTTCGTCCTCGGTGCCGTGGCGGCCGTCGTGGCCCTCTACCTGCGTTCGTCCCTGACCGAGACCGCCAGCAAGGCGGACCTGCAATCGAAGGAGTCGGGTACCTTCGCGGCCCTGTTCAAGCACTGGCGCGCGTTCTGCGTGGTGCTGGCCTACACGGCCGGCGGCTCGTTGAGTTTCTACACCTTCACCACCTACATGCCGAAATATCTCTTTAACACGGCGAAAATCGACAAGGTCACGGCCTCGCAGATCTCCACGGCGGCGCTGCTGGTCTACATGATCATCCAGCCGTTCTTCGGCTGGCTGTCGGACAAGATCGGCCGCAAGGCCAACATGCTCCTCTACAGCGGCCTCGGCACCCTCATGGTGGTGCCGCTGATGACCGCCATCGGCGGCACCACGAACCCCTACCTGTCCTTCGGCCTCATCATGATCGGCCTCACGGTGATCAGTTTCTACACGGGCATCTCGGGCATCGTGAAAGCCGAGCTGTTCCCGACCCAGGTACGGGCGCTCGGCGTCGGCCTGTCCTACGCCGTGGCCAACTCCCTGTTCGGCGGCACCGCCGAGATGGTGGCCCTTTACCTGAAGCAGATCGGCTCCGAGAGCACGTTCTTCTGGTACGTAACCCTCATGCTCGGCATCGCCTTCGTGGGCTCGCTGATCATGCCCAACCCCAAGCGCCACGGCTATCTCGACGGCGACGGCACCGTCGAGGAGGCGCTGGGCGCCAAGGGCCGCGTCGTCCACGCCTGAGCGGACCGGGCGGTGCTCATACGAACTCCGATTGATTCCTTCGGAATAGCGGAGTTCGGCTTCGCTCAAGCGCCGCGCGGGCTTGCCGATCCAGCGTCCGCTTTGATCAAGCGGACGCTGGATCAGGCCAGACCGAGCATCGCCCGCGCCTCGGCCGGGGTCGCGGGTCGCGCCCCGTGCCGGGCGCAGAGATCGACGGCGATCCGCACGAGTTCGGCATTGCCGTCGGCCAGCCGCGTCTTCGACACCCGGATGTTGTCCTCGAGCCCCGTGCGGATGCCGTCGGCGCCCCGCGCCAGGGCCCAGCCCATGACCTCGGCCTGATGCCGCCCGATGCCCGCCGCCGTCCAGGTGGCGCGGGGCAGGACGTGGCGCAGTTCGGCGACCAAGAGGTCGAGGAGCCGTTCCTCCGCCGGCAGGGCGTTCTTCACTCCCATGACGAACTGCACGTGCGGGCGCTCGTCCATGAGGCCCGCCTCCACGAGGCGGCGCGCGCCGTGGAGGTGCGACAGGTCGAAGATCTCGATCTCGGGCCGCACGCCGTGGGCTTTCATCGCCGAGGCGAGGTCGGTCACCAGGGCGGCCGGGTTCTCGTACACGATGGTGGGGAAGTTCACCGAGCCCGTGGAGAGCGAGGCCATGTCGGGGCGCTGCGGCAGGGACAGGCCGCGCGCGGCCGGATCGCGCCCGCGCCCGCCGGTGGAGAACTGCACGATCATGCCGGGGCAGTGCGCCTCCACCCCGGCCTTCACCGCGGCGAACCGGGCCGGATCGGAGGACGGGCTCTCGTCCGGGTTGCGCACGTGGATGTGCACGAGGGACGCGCCGGCCTCGTAGGCGGCGCGGGTCGAGGCGATCTGCTGCTCCGGCGTCACCGGCAGGGTCGGGTTGTCGGTGGTTCGGGGGACGGAGCCGGTGATCGCGACGGCGACGACGACGGGACGCATGGCGTGGACCTCCTCCGCGACGGCGACCTGTCCCGGCCGCTCCACTCCTCATCCAACGCCCGTACCGGCCGCGTCAACGCATGCGCCACGCCCGATCAGGCGGTCTCGCCCACCATCGCCCGGCGTTGCCGGTCGAGTTCCTCGCTGTAGCGCTTGAGCGTGTGGCTTTCCGTGAGGAGGCCGATCACCCGCCGCGTGTCGAGGCCGTCGACGACGGCGAGAGCCTCGCTCTCCGCGCGGTCGAAGGCCGCCGCCGCATTCTTGGCGTTCATGTCCGGTGTCAGGACGTCGTCGGGATGGTGCAGCAGCGTGGCGAGGGCGGGGGCCGTCCCGTCGGCATCCGGCGCGAGGGCATCCCGCGCGAGGGCATGGGCCTCCGGCACGCGGACGATGCCGGCATAGCGCCCGGCTTCGTCCACCGCCACGATTCGCGAGGGCGAGCCGAGGGGGTGCTCCGCGAGGAACGCCGCGAGCGGCATGGTGACCGGCACCGTGGCGACTTCCCGCCGCATGAGGGTGTCCACCGTCAGGGTCCGGATCCAGCCGACGTCGTGGGCGCTGCGGATGCTTTCACCGCGCAGGTGGAAGCGCCAGGTGGCGAACGAGTAGCCGAAGGTCTTCCGCACGGCGAGGGAGGAGGCGATGACCGCCACCAGCACCAGCCCGGTGATGGGAAAGCTGCCCGTGAGTTCGAGGGTCAGGAACGTCATGGTCAGGGGACCGCCGATGACCGCGACGGCCAGGGCACTCATGCCGATCACCGCATAGGCGAGGGAGGTCGGCGCGAAGGCGGCGAGCCCCGGCACGAGATCCGCGAAGAGGCCGCCGGCGAGCGCCCCGAGGAACAGGGAGGCGAAGAACAATCCCCCCCGGAAGCCCGAGCCGATGGAGATGGCCGAGGCGGCGGCTTTGGCGACGAACAGGAGGACGAGGCCCCGGGCGCCCATGCCGGGTCCCTCGAGATGCAGGTGGAGCGCCCCATGCCCGCCCGAGAGCACCCCGGGCGAGACCGCGAGCGCCAGCGCTCCGACGCAGAGGCCGCCCAGGGCGGGCGCCACCGGGGCCGGGAGCCGGCTCGCCCGGATACCGGCTTCGACCAGGGTGACGCCGCGCATGATCGCGATGCCGAGGGCGGCGCAGGCGAGGCCGAGGCCGAGGGCCGGCAGGGTGTCGGCGGCGGTGATCGGCATGGTCGCCAGGGCCTCCGTCCCCTCGACGGTGACGAGGGGCACCCGCGCCGCGAGGGCGCCCGCGACGACGCTGCCGCAGAGGGCCGCCGCCGCCACCGGCGTCAGGGTGGCGATGGAGTAGGTGCCGATGATGAGTTCGAAGGCGTAGAACGCCCCCGTGAGCGGCGCCCCGAAGGCGGCCGCAATGGCGGCGGCCGCGCCGCAGCCCACCAGGGTGCGCTGATCGCTGCGGCGCAGCTCGAACGCGCGCCCGAGGCGCGACGCCAGGGCGGCGCCGATCTGGGTGAAGCCGGCCTCGAGGCCGACGGAGGCGCCGCTCCCGTTCGATATCGTGTTCTGAAGGGCGACGAGCCCCGAACCCCGCACGGACATCCGGCCGCCATGCAGGGCGTTGGCCTCGATGGGATCGATGACGGCCTGGGGACGCCGGCCCCGCCATCGGGCGAGGCAGAACCCGAGGAGGCCCAGAAGCACGCCGCCCGCCGCTGGCGCGAGGAGAAGGGTGAGGGCCGGCAGATCGTGGGTGGCGCTGAGATGCACGCCGTGCGGCAGGCCATAGAGCCATTCGCGAAAGGTCTGGGCCGCCAGCCCCATGGCCGCCACCGCGGCCCCGGCGCCGCATCCGGTCAAGGCCGCCAGGACGATGAGGCCGATCTCGCTGCCCCGCACCAGCGCCCGCACTCGGGTCGGAGCCTGGGCGAACACGCGGTCGTAGAGGGGACGGGGCGTCGTCATCGGCGTCGGTGTAGGGGCCTCGCTCAAGGGCGTCGATCCATATTCCCGGTGGTGTGCGAAGCCCCATCCACATTCTCCTGGCCGCGATGGCCTACGGACGCTTGAAATGCGCGGCGGCTCGCGATACAGCCCCCTCAGTGCCGCCGTAGCTCAGTTGGTTAGAGCACCAGATTGTGGATCTGGGGGTCCCCCGTTCGAGCCGGGGCGGTGGTACCATTGAATTAAAAGGGCTTTTCGGGAAAAACCCGAAAGGCCCTTTTTGCTTCCTGGCTTGTGGGGTACGGCCACGGGTACGGCAAAAGGCCGGGTGCGACTGTTAGGGTGCGATGCGCTCCCCACAGCTGAAGCGCTCCTAGGCCAAGCGTCCCTTGCCCTGTCGGGGGCGCCCCATGGCGTTTTCGGAGTGTGACGCACGTCACCCCGCCCTTGCTCAATCTAAGCGACTCGCGTTCGATCCTGCGACGGAAGCGGTGTCCCTGTGCCGCGCGCCCGAGGTTCGCAGCATGAAAACCGTCTTTCTCTTAATGGCACAGTACGACGGGCAAGCCGTCGTTCCGATCGAGGCCGTCGCGCGGGACTACTTCTCGCATCTCACGACCGACAAGCTCATCCGAAAAATTTCTGCGGGCGAGATCGCGATCCCCATGGTTCGTATCGAGGAAAGTCAGAAGTGCGCGAAGGGCGTGCATCTGACGGACCTCGCCGCCTATATCGACAAGCGCGTCGAGGCCGCCCGGAAGGAATGCCGGCAACTCACGGGAGCATGGTAGCGGCACTTTCAGCGGATTGCCGCCGGGGCGCCCTAGATGATTCAGGCCCTCCCGGCGGGTTGGGGACGATCAGCGGCCCTGCGCGAGCCGCGTCGCGACGAGGATCGCCCGAGCAGCGAGCACCCCTTCGAACTCGCCCATGGGCATGCCCGACCGGATCGCATCGCTGCATTCGTCCTCGGCGCCCTTGGGCGTCATGGCGATGATCCTCTGAGCCCGCACCCGCTCGGCAAGCACGGGGGGGGAGGGAGCCGGAGCGGCGGCCCTCGCCGGCATGCCGGTCTTCGCAGCCGGTCGCGGCGGAGGCTCGATCACAGGCGCCGCGACAGGTTTCGCCCTGGCGACGGGCGCGCTCGCCCCCGACGGGGAGGTCATTTCCAAATGCATTCGCGCCAGTCCACGCGCGATGGCGTCGGGGAGCGTACTCCCACGCGCCGCCAGTTGAACCGCCTGCTCCGCAACACGCCGATCAACATCGGCTTCGGACACAAATTTCTTCATAGCCATTCTCTCCTTAATCGCTCAGCAGTCCGCGCTGCTCGGATTCCATCTGCGCGATCAGCGCCCGGAAGCGGGCGTCAACCTGTCGCCGAACGCCCTCGGGGTCGGTCGCGCCGTTGATCGTCCAGTTGTTGACGATCGAAGTGTCGCCGCCGCGCACGCTCTTTGAGCCCGCGGTGCCCTCGCCGACACCCGCTCGCACCATGTCGCCCGCCGACGGCGAGCGCAGGGGCGACGCGGCCGTGACCCTGCCCGCCGCCGACAGGTTGCGTAGCGCGCCGTTCGTCTCGATCCGCCCGGTCGCGCCCGGCACGAAAATCTCGGGGCCGCGCTCGCCGACGAGATAGGGCAAGCCCGACCGCACGGGGCCGCCGAGCGCGCGAGCGCCCGCCAGGGGAGCCCCGCCAGGGGCCGGGGCCGCGCCGCCGGCTCCACCGCCGCCGCCACCGCCGAACACGCCCTTGGCGCTATTCCAAGCGGACTGAGCGGCCCCCTTCAGGGCGCCGACGAGCGCGCTCGCGCCGCTCGTGATCCCGGCGGCAATGGCGCTCACGATTTGCGCGCCGAGGCCCGCCCAATCGAGCGACTTGACGCCGTTCCACGCCTCTTGCGCCTTCGCTTGGAGCGTCGCGAAGCCCTCGGGAATCTGCTCGATCGCGGCCTTCGCCCGGCCCGCCAAGTCGACGATGCCCGTGAAGACGCTCTTGACCGACTCGAACTCGCGGGCCGTGTTCGCGAACAGGTCGCCGCCGCCGCTCGTGAAGTGCGCCTTCAGCGCGTCCCATCCCGAGGCGACGAGATCGAAGGCCGGCTTCAGGGCCTTCAGGGAGTTCAGCGCCTCGCCGAGGCTACGCCCGAGGGAATAGCCCCACATCATGAGCTTCCCTTCCGACTGCTTGCCGGTCAGGTCGCTCCACGCCTTGCCGATCCGCTCGAAAAGCCCCACGACGGGCGCGAGCATCCCTTGCGCCTCGGGGCCGAGCGCCTTCGAGAGTCCCGCCTTGAAGGTCGTGAAAGCCTTCGTGATGCTGGTCCAATTGTTATAGATCGCCGTCCCCGCCGCCGCGAGGCCGACGAGCAGCGCGCCGACGCCCGTGCCGATGATCGCGAAGCGGAGAAGCTTCAGGGCCGACACGACGAGGCGCACGGGGTTGAGCAGGGCGAGCAGCGCCGGGATCAGGGCGCGAGCGCCGAGCGCCAGGGCGCCGAAGACCGCGCCACGGCCGCCGACGGCGCCGAGCAGCATGAGGCCGACGAGGGCCGTGCGAAGCCGCATGATCGAGGCGACGGCGACGGCGACCTGAGCCGCCGCGAAGCCGCGGATCGCCGCCGAGATCATCACGAGCTTCGAGGCGAGCCCGAAGGTCGCGGCGGTCGCGAGCAGGCCGAGGGCGCGAGCGAGCATCCCAACGACGCGCACGGTCGCCCCGGCCGCCATGAGGAACGGGCCGAGGGCAATCGCGGCGAGACCCGTCGCAACGCCGAACTTCAGAAGCCTCGGGCTCGCGTCAGCCGCCGCGTTGATCGCATCCGTGACGTATCCAAGCCCCTGAGCGATCGTCGGGAAGCCGGCACGGCCGAGCGAGACCGACAGCTTCTCCATCGCAGCGCTGATCTCATAGACCGCGCCGACGATGCCCTTCAGCATAATCTTGTAACGGGCCTGAGCGTACCCGTCGGACTCCTTCGTAACCTGATCGATCAGCCCAAGCAGATCGGACTGAAGCACGGGCATGTAGCGGGAGGCGTGCCGGCCTTCGAGGATCGTCGCCAAATCGCCGAGTCCGGCTTGCCCGGTCTCGAACTTTTTCTTGAGGTCGCCGAAGAATTTCACGATGTCGATCTTCGACCCGGCGGCGACGATCGACGACTGAACGTTCTCGGCGAGCGTCTTCGAGTCGAGCGCGCCTTCCCCGGCCCCCTTCACGCCGGCTTGCACGATCTTCGTGATCGCCGCCGCGAGCTTCACGGGCGAGCCGGCGAGAGCCTTGTTTTCGAGGGCCTTCCCAATCTGCGCCTGGACCGGGCTCGCGTCGATGCCGTCGGCGGACAGGCCCGCTACGACATTCCCGGCCGTGACCTTGCGGGCGCCGCCCTGGTAGTCGCCGAGCTTCATGCCGATCCGCTCCATGGCGGCGAGACCCTTCGCGGGCATCTTCACCATGCGGACGATCGCCGAGCGGAGGGCAACGCCCGCATCCGACCCGACCGAGCCGTTCTTCGCCATCGCCATCGTGAGAGCGGTTGCGCTTTCGAGGGGTATGCCCGCCGCCGACGCCGCGCCGCCGATGTAGCGGTACGCCTCGCCCATGTCCTTCAGCGACGCCGTGGTCTTCACGGCGGCATAGGTCATCTGATCCGAGACGCGCTGAGAAGACCGCATCGAATCGGCGTAGGTCTTCATGGGAAGCTGAAACGCATTGATCGTGCGCGCCATCATGTTCCCGACCTCGGCCGGGGCCATGTCGCCGAGCACGGCGGTCGCGAGCGTCTGATCGAGCGCGCCCTTCATCTGATCGAAGTTGAAGCCGCCCTTCAACATCTCGTTGCCCGTCGAGATGATGCCGGCGAGGCTTTGCGGGTACTTCTTGTTGAGTTCGTTCGCGTACTTTTCGAACTCGGCACGCTGATCCGAGGTCGCGTCGCCGAGGGCTTCGAGGGCGTTACCAGCCTTCTCGAACTCGAAAGCCATCTTTCCGGCGCCCATGCCGAGCAGGCCGAGGGGGGCGGACACGTTCGCCGTGACGCTGCGCCCAGCATCCTGGATGCTGCGCCCAACGGCCGACACGCCCCGCCCCGCCGACGAGACCGCGGACGCGACACCCGCGTTCATGCCAGCGATGCGGCGGCCCATCGCGGCGACGAGCCCTTCCGTCTTCCTGATCGAGCGCGGCAGGCTCGGATTGATCCGGCCGCCGATCTCGACGGCGACGCTGAACGTCTTCGCCATTAGAGCACCTGATCGAGCATCGCGTTCACGGCGGCCCCGACCGTTGCATCGTCAGGATCGTCGAGGGCGACGATCACGGCCGCGGGCACCCCGGCGAGACGAGCCGTGAGCAAGACGCCCATCTCGCTTTTGAAGACGCTCGCCACGGCCCCCAGGTCGCGACGCTTCAGGGGACGAAGGGTCAGCGCCTCATAGCGCTGACCGAGAACCACGACGGGCTTGCTGAGGGGGACAGTGATACCGGGGCGCATCACCGGACCCGCGGCCAATGATGGGTGCCGCCGATGCGGCCCGCCGGGAGGCTGATCCCCGCGAGGGAGGCGAGATACGTGTCGGGGCGCTTACGGCCGGAGCGCCGAATCTCGCGCTTCACCTTCTTGCCGCCGTAGCGCGGCACCATCTCGCCGGTCTCTTGGTCCCGAACGAGTTGAACGGCGCGGGAGAACGAGCCGTCGGGGTCACGCTCGTGCCATTCCTCAACGGTCTCGATCCGATCGGGCTCTTGCTTGCCCGCGACGAAGCGGAAGCGACGCTCGATGTTTTGAAGGCCCTCGTCGCGACGCCCGGCCCGGTGCAGGGCCTCGTTGACCGCCTGAACGTCGATCTCGATCTCGCGCAGGCCATCGAGGACGGTCGCGAGTTGCGCGGCAAGCCGGTCGTATTCGGCGAGCAGTTTAGGCACGTCGGCCGCAAGGCGGCGCTCGGCGGCGGCCCGGCGCGCCGTCAAGGCGTCCGCGGCCTCGCGAGCTACCTGAGCGGCATGCTCGATTTTAAGAGCACCGATCGCGATCTCGACGACCTCGATCTCGTTTCGAATGCCGGCGGCCTCGTTGTCGGCGGCGGTCATGCCGGCCGCGTTCAGGCCGTCACGGGCAGCGGTTCGCTTCTGCGCAGCGGCCGCGAGCCGCGATTGGGCGTCCGCCAAGAGCGCATTATGGCGCTCGATCTCGGTAGCGATCTCCGTAGAGGTCGGGGCGGCCTTCTTCCGCTTGGGGAAGAGAATATCGAGGATCGCGCTCACGACCGCGCCTCCGCGGTCTGAGAAGCCGACGCCTTGGCGATCTCGGCCTGAGCTTCGGTGATCCGGTCGACGACGTACAGGATATCGTCGAGGATCAAGAGCTTACGGCCAACGAGAGAGCGTTTGACTCGCTCCAATTCGACGGCCGCCCATCCGAGGCGCTGCCCGGCATGGGGCCGATGCCGATGACGCCCCGTGGCGTCGGTCAGGGTGGAATTGGCATTGATGGACATGGGAAAAACTCGACATCGGCTCAGGGCCGACGACGAGAGGTTCGCGCGTCAGAGCTTCGTTAGGGAGGCTGTTTTGGCATCCCCTCAACGCGAAAAGGCGGACGACCCGAAGGCCGCCCGCTGAGTTCACCCAGGAAGAAGCCGAATGTGATGCATCACAGCGAAAGGGTCAGGAGCAATCCCGTACCCCTGAAACAAAAAACGGGACGGGGGGCATGCCGACTCCCCCGCCCCGCTCTCTTCAGCCTAGCGTCGAGCGCCACTAGGCCGGAACCGAAAGATTGCGGTGATCCCGATAGGCGATCTCGGCCGCAAGCCGCACCGCCGCGGGCATATCCAAACCGATGCGCTCAGCGATCGGACGTAGTTCGGCGACGAGTTCGGGAGGTAGAGCGCGCTCGGTCGGGATCGGGACGAACTCGAAGCCGAGAAAGCCGAGGACAGCTTCACAAGACGTCAGCGTAGGAACATTTCTTACACGCCAAGCTTTTAGAGTCGGACGGTTCACGCCTGAGCCCGCTTCTACAGCATCGTAAGTCTTATTCTGCCGCCTCATCTCAGTGAAAATCAGCTTCACGTGAGGGCCGGCACGCTCGGGGACCGTGACGGTAGAGGGCCGTTGAGGGCGCGGCTGAGGGTGGCGGCGAGAGTGCTTCTGAATAGCGGGCATGGGGCGATCATGAAGATCGCCGCCGAAGTGGGGAGGTTGTTTGAGTAGCGGTCAAATCGACAGCAGCATTCAATTTCCCCCACGACGGATTAACGAAGTAAAATTTTCATTGAAAAGCTCAGAGATATCATCGATTGCAATTCTCACAAATCTAGAACCCCATGCGTATGCTCCTACTGAATAAGGAGCAAATAGTAGATTGATTGACGTTGCGTCTACACTGAATGTCGTGAAGTTATCCCAATCAGGTCCGGCGCCCGTCTCAATAAATTCATCTTTTTCTTCTTCTAGATCCTCTTCATATAGATCGAGTAATCTCTGCTTCATCAATTCTAAGCGACAGACTCTAGATATAGTCTTCAATGCCCTAAGCTTATCTTCGAACATATCCTCTAGATTAAATAATTTTTCTGCTTCGATATCGTAGTTAAACGACCTGAAGCCATGATTAGGATGGGCCGCACCGGAATGATAGTAATCCACCCCGAAATAAACACTTACTAGCCTGCTTGACGCCGCATAAACTTGATATCCCGCAGAAAAGAAACTTTTCATATCCTCCTCTGGGGGATTTCCCTCTTCGTCAGGTTCAGCAGAGGACTCAAGAGCATACCTTCTGATAATAACGTTGAGCCGATGAAGTTTGACGTCTAAAAAATTGGGGTATTCAATGCTAATATCCCAATATGGACTGCTGTGACCTATCTTTATGTTCTTATGCAGCGGTACATAATCAGGTCCGCCACGGATTGCATCTTCGCCGGGCTCAAGGGTTTCACGGAGATATTTAATAAAGTCATCAAAGTCATCCGCGCTAATGAGCTTTTGATATTGAATTTGCCTAAACTCATTCGGCGGATCAATCTCTTCTATAAGACAAGGAATGAGATAGGTGTCATCAGCAAGCTTTTCCTTCCATTTATCAAGGGCATACCTCATTTCTTTCCGAATGAACCCGGATTTATTGACAGACTTATTTGATAAGAGAATACAGAAAAGCTTTGCCTTTGCGGCTGCGGCCCATATTAGTGGCTCCCATTCCTGGCCTGGCTTAAGATGCTTTTGATCGATCCATGGATCAAACCCACTATTCTTTAGTCTATCATAGATATTTAGTGCAATATTTGCGTCTTCGCGAGCGTAACTCAGAAAAATCATTTTTTGCCCCGGGGCTAGTCAGGCGCGATGACCTTAGCACTCATTGCCGGAGTCAAAATACAGCAAAAATTTGCCTCATATCTACGGCTGGACCGGGATCGCGCGTTACCCGCAGGGGGTGCCCCCCCGGAAGGACCCAAGCACCGCTAAGCCATTGTTTTTGTGTGATATATTTGTTTGTCAATCGATCCGTATTGCGCTTTCTCACCCATTCGTCCTTTGACGATACCGGCTAGGGCTCGAGGAGCAGGCCAGGGTTCTAGCTGAAGATCGGTCGGCCATTCACAAGCGCCGGCAACCCGAAATCAGCATGGAAATAGCGCCGGGCGGGGCGCCCCTTACCCCCAAGCCGCATCATTCCCGACACGATGAAGTCTGCCTTCTCGATCTCGTGGAGCAGTTCGTCGATTTCGGCCGTCGGTCGCCGAGGCTGGAACGAGTTCACGAGGCTACTTTTCGTGACGCCTTTCGCGCCCGCCTTCCTGACGAGCGCCATCAGCTTATCGTGAGGGTCCAGCCCGGTCGGTATGCGCTTGGGGCGCTCAGGCGGGCGCGCAACGATCGTGCGATCCGATCCGACACGAAGGATCGGCTGACGACGAGATAGGGCTTCGACGGCCTCGGCGTTGAACGTGATCGCCAGGGCGTTGCGCAGCTTGTCGAGATCGAGCCCTCGATCGACGTGCCGGCTCACAAGCTCGACGATTTGCCGACCGGCCTCGGTTCCCCGACGCCTGCTCTCGCGATCCTCGATCCCGCCGTCGTTCGCCACGATGGCCGCCAAGCCGTGCATGTGAGGCGCCAGGACGCGAAGGCACTGATCGAGGGACGAGGTATCCCCTCGCTCGAAGCGACGCTTCTTAGGGGGCGCAGCGAAGACCCGCACGGCAACGCCATCCCGCACAGGGAACACGAGACGCTTGCCTTTGAGGGCCTTCAGGATCGCCGGGCGATCGTGAACGAACACGTCGGCGAGACAGGCGTTTTCAAACTCGACGATGGGGATGCCATCCGCCGAGACGCCGCGCATGTAGGTTTCCACACGGCGGATTAAATGGGGCCATCCGCCACCGAGACGACGGACTTCAGTCATTACAGGCATGGGTGGGACCTCGATTAGGACTCGGAGTTAGTTAGGACTCTATAGAACTACCTATATAGAGATGATGTTTTATATTATATGCCATTATACAGCTATATACCTATAGCCATAGGACTCCTTGTATAAGCTAGGCAAAATCGGTCTCGGATAAATAATGATCGTTTTGAATCAATGACTTAGCGGCGAGCGGTTAGCGCATTGGTTTTCTAGTTAGAGCATGAGCTAACTGGTCGGACGCTGCGCTGACTGGTGGGCACCAATTGGCTTGCGAGCCTCGCAAAGGCGGATCAGGGAAACGCGCTATGCCCTCCGGTCGAAAAGGCGGCCCCGCGATAGCCGCGAGCCGAGAACGCCATTAAGTCGACGGCGCTGCGGCTCCGCATACTTTTTGCGGGGCCACTGAAGGCCGCTAAAGGCCCTTCTGCTCAGACGGCGCCCCACGTAGCCACTCCGTCGTCGCGAACGTAGGGGAGCCCCATAGAGGCAGTAAACACCCTTCGCGTTCTTCTAGATTCGCTGTCGAGCTTCATGACGGCAGATTGCACCTGCCCCTGCGCTTCAAGTTTGTCGATAAACTCTTCGATCCGAAAACTCGAAAGTGCGCCATGAAGGGACTTGCGGAGTTCCGCTACGGTGATTCCTTGAAGCCCGACCCGCTCCACGTGACGGAGTATGACCTGACTGAAGGGAATGCCGCGCCCAATGCGCCCGAATGCAGGCCAGTCCGCGTTTGATTCGATAAGCGTCGCGTCCCTTCCGAAGCCGCTGTCGCATTCGGCCGCCCGCGAGATCACATCATGCGAGAAGGTCAGCCATAACTCACGGCGCAGGCTATCAAACTGAACACCCTTGCCGATCTGACGCCGGGTGAAGACAGTCAGGCGCCGGGCCGCCTTACGCACACGTTCGGCCCCACCCCGATCGGTGGCTCCGCCCTGAGCGTCGATCGCGCGCCTGATGCTACGTACGTAGGGGGCGGCATCCGCAATGAATGCATCGATCAGGTCGTCATGGGCCTTTGCAAGGCCGGCATAGTCGGGCTTGCTCTTGTAGACGTTCCAATGCGCCCCATCCCGAGCAACGAAGATGAGTTCCGCCTTCTTGAGCATTTCCACGACCGAGCTTCGGTCAGAGATGGAAACTCCGTCGAGACAGTCGGCTTTGAAATCTCCGAGCAGCATTCCCTCTTCAGGTAGAGTGGCTATGTAGCTTTTAATCCAGTGCAATAGCGAATGGTCAAACCCATACAGGTGGTCTTCGGGCATCATCATGGCGTGCTTCTCTAGGCAATCTCAGTGTTGGGTTGAATGACGATCGAAACGATCGTCTCAGCAAGCGCTCGAAGCGCTTTCACGACGAGAGCAATGTCGGTCGGGCCAAGGCATGCGTCTTCAGTGCCCTCAATCGCGTGAGCGAGGGCGGCGGCGTGTTCGGATTCGGACATAGGTTCCCCCTCGGCCGCACGGCGTGCGTCCGCTTGCGCCCGACAGTTTAGGTCAGGCGGCGAAGTTGTTGTCTTTCGCTGTGAAGTTGCCGCTTAGCTGTTGCTTTGCTGGCGAGGGAGGTATGGCCGAAAGGTTCCGTCGGCACCAGAGAAAATATCAGTATTAAACCCGGCGGATATAGAGGATCGGGCTGAATATTGATCCTCCGCCTGCTATTGAATCCTTGCGGCCGGAAGCGACGCGAATGCGCGTCTTTCTTTGAATGCAGATAACTGATCAGAATCAAAATATCTGCGCGTCTTGATATAAATCGGCTTCGGAAAGTCGAGCGCTGGATCGCTCAGCCAACGATAGAGAGTCATGTCAGAGATGCCCCCGAGTTCTTCTCGAACCTTTTTTGCCGGGATCAGGTTGGTGCGCATCTCTTCGTTCCGTTTCGGTTTGTGATGCACATTTTCTAACAATGTGACCCTTGTTATGTCGCGTCATTCAAATCCGGTGTTTCCGTTGTATCCTTCGCAAGGGCCTTCACGCGACGGACGGCCCGGCGGACGAGTTCAGCCGATCGTGCCGGCGTGGGTACGGGTCCGACGATCACTGTGTCTTTTTGGATACGAATCCCCCATGCCAGATCGATAGTTCCCAGCGCGACCCGCTCGACCGCCGCGGCCTCGGTCCATCCCTGACGGCGAAGCATTTCGACGGCTGAGGAAATCTCGAAGTCGCGCTCCCAATCGAGCAAGCCAACTGCGGGGTCGGTTGACCCTGGACCCGCTTCGGTGACGATACGGCCCACGCGAGCCGTGCTGAGGCCGGCATTGTCGTTCTCACCCCGACCGGGATTGTTCCGCAGAGCACGAGCGCGGTCGACCTCGCTGTCGAAGGCCGCCGCCACTCGATCAAGCTCGGCGAGCACCGAAAGCGGAATCGGCAGGCCCCACGTCCTCGCGAGACGATAGCAGCGCCAAGCGGCGGCTTTATTGCCGTCGTGCTCGAAAAGGGACTGCCAGCGTCGAAGCTCATCGGCTCGGGCGAGGTTGAGATCGAACAGAGCAACCATTAAGCGCGACCGCCGTTCGAGGTCGGGTCCTGCATCGAACTCAATTGCTCGACGCGCTCAGCCCACAGAGTGAGGGCTTGTCGCTTCTCATCGGCGAAGTCGTGCCGCTGATACACTTTCACGATCCCTGCGAACGTGCCCGAGACGTGGTTCAGCACCTTCTCAACGACCGCGACCGAAACACCGGCACGCGCCATACCGCTTGCCGCGGTACGTCGAAGGTCGTGCAATCGCCAGGGCTCTATTTTCACCTTCGAGACATCTTCCCCTCGTGCCTCCGCTTCCTCTCTCGCGACGGCAAGCATCATCGCGTCAAGTGCTGCCTTCGCGCGCGAGAAGCCTGAAATGCCCGTTCTGCCTGTCGTCGTTAGCACGAGGTCCGCGTCGGCAGGGCGCGTTGGGGCGTCCATTGCCTCACGAATGACAGCGAGAGCGGCGGGCACGAGGGGCACGGCGTGCGGCTCGCCGTTCTTTGTTCGGGCCTTGGGTAGCACCCATTCCGGCTTCACGGCATCAAGCTCAAGCTCTCGTCGCCGCATCCCTGCGATCTCCTCCCGCCGCTGCCCTGTTAGCAAAGCCAAGGTGAAGAACTGCCGCCACGGCCAATCGAGCCTCTTCAGGGCCAAGGCGAGAAGGCGAACCTCGCTAGCGACGAGTACGCGGTCGCGCGCCTCTTCTTTCTTCGGCGGATTGGTACCGTTGCAGGGATTGGCGTCGACCAGCACCTTATCTTCGCACCAGGAAAAAAACGCTTTAAGATTCGCGAGAGTGCGGTTTGCGGTAGTGCCCGCCCCGCGTTGAGCGATGTCGTCGACGAGCTTGACGACATCCTTTCGAGTGATCTCCCCCACGAGGCGAGCGCCCCAAAGGGGGCTCACCTCCTTTTCGAGCAGGCGTCGGACTTCATAGCCCGACTTCATTCGATCGACCTTCTGCGCGTAGTAGCGCGCGAGCACGGCCGCGACTCGATCTTCCTCTCGTCGTGACTCGGCCTCGGCCTTGCGCCTCTCAGCCTTAATTCGCGCTGCCTCGGCCACCCTCTGTGCCTTCCTCTCGGCGGCGGGATCGGCACCCATGGCGACCCTCTTCCGAGCATGGCCCGCCTGCTCGCGTGCTTCAGCGAGGGTCAGCGCCCCCGGCCCGGAGGCAGGCCCAAGCGTCAGCTTCACTGCCCGCCCGCCGGGCTCGTAACGAAATGCCCAGGATTTCGAGCCCGAAGGCTGGATCACGAGGCGCAAGCCAGGGGTCGCCCCATCGGCAATTTCGATCCTACGCGCCGAATCAGGCTTCGCGTTTATCACCGCAACGGCGGTCAGTGGGCGCGGCATGTGTCCCTCGGGGTACGGCTCGGGGTACGGCGAAATGGAGATAGCCCGAGGTATGCGCTGTTGCTAACAGGGCATCACATTTTCCTCAAGTGACTGCGATTGCTCGCTTAAATTGGTGATACAGGATTGGGTATGTGAGGCCGTGATAGGCGCTGGCACCAGATTGTGGATCTGGGGGTCCCCCGTTCGAGCCGGGGCGGTGGTACCATCGAATTCTCGAAGGTCCGAAAGGGGTTGGCGCTGCGCCAGCCCCTTTTTTCTTGCGCCGTACCGGGTGTCTCGCGCCCCGTCTCCGAGGACTTTCCTGAAGACAATGGGCCTTGAAACGAAAAAAGGCCCCCGCGAGGGAGCCGTTCTTCTATCCAACCAGACCACTCTAGGGTGGAATGGTGGGCACTACAGGGTTCGAACCTGTGACCCCTACCATGTCAAGTTTGTTACCCCCATCTAAAGGCCTCTAGTCATTAAGGAGTGCCGTTCGTCTCCCTCGGTAAAATCGCGGATTGTTCCGCGTGCGTTCACGGGGAACAGGCGCAGCGAACCAGAGAGCACTACCTAAGCCCGTCGGCGCGGAACGAGGCTGACGATCTCCTCGTCGTCGAGCTCCAGGGCGGCCGCCCCCTTGCTCAGGGCCTCAGGCGAGAAGCGGGCGTAGATGTCGCGGGTCACCTTCGGATTCGCGTGGCCGAGGTAGCTCGCGATTTCCTCCATCGGTACGCCAGCCTCGGCTTGGCGCACGGCGGCCGAGTGCCGGAGCATATGCGGGTGGACGTGCGGCAGGCCGGCGTTCTTAGCCGCAGTCGCCAAGCCCTTTTTCACCGAACCGACGCGCTCGCCGTTCCACTCGATCACGTAGGCCGAACGGGCGCCGCGTTGCGCCTCGATGAGGCGGACGCGTAGTGTTCGGGTGAGCGGGACGACCGCCCTCCCCTTATGCGCGACCTTGATATCCGGGTCCTCGAGGTCGATCTTGCCGCGGTCGAAATGCACCCGGTCCCAGGTCAGCCCGAGAATGGCGGCGGCACGGCCGGCGGTGGCGAAGGCGAGGTGCACGAACAGTTCAAGGTGTGGCGCCTTGCAGGCTTCCGCGAGCTGACGCACCTGATTCGTGGTGAGATGCTTGTCCGCGTGACGTTTCGGCAGGGCCGGCCGCTCGATGGGGGGCGCGCTCGCGATGAGCTTATGCTTCTCGGCCCACTTCAGCACCATGCGGATGCGACCGAGTTCGGTGACGATCGTCCCGTCCTTGATTCCGTTCGGGTGCCGCGTCGTGCGGATCGCGCGACGCTCCTCGATGTAGGCTCGGCAATCCGCGATGCTGATGGCCTCGGCCGCCATCGCGCCGAATCGGGGCTCAAGGGCCTTCCACTCGTACCCCATGATCTCCACGACGGGGCGCCCGGCCTTGTCCGCCCGGTACGCCTCCCACAACTCCGCGATCGTGGTGCCGGTCGGCCTCAGGGCTTCGGCGTAGACCCCTGGCGCACGGCGGCGAGCCTCAGCCTCGTCACTGGTGCCGAGGCGGAACCGGCGCCTTTTGCCGTCTTTCCAGAACGTGAGGACGCATTCCCCGCTCGGGAAGTTGGCCGACTTGAGCCGTCCGATGTCGTAGGGGGCGTCTTGATCGCGCATTCGGCTTCCTCGACGGCGCTAAGGGGGATTCGCAGGAGCCTGCCGCCGAGGCGAAAGTGCCCGAGCTCGCCGCGATTGACCATGTTCCGGACGTGCTGCTCGGAACACCCCCAGCGTTCGGCGACCTGCTTCGGGATCAGGATGTCCTCACGCATCGGCGCCTTCCCCATCTCGTCGGTTGGGGTTCGCCCCTCCGCGTTCAGCGAGGGCGGCGCGGCCGGCGCGATACCGACGAGCGTAGAGACGGGCGAGGCGTTCAACGGCGTGCATCACCCTGTTGAAATCGACGCCGTCCTCCGTACCGTAGTCGCGCCCATATTTGGCCTTTGCCCTGGTTCTGGCCTCGGCTCGGCATGCCGACATGAGTTTGAAGAAGCGGCGTCTGCCGCCGTAGTAGACCGTGGCTGCTTCCTCGCGGATGTTCGTCAGTCCCGTGCCCTTAACCATCGGTCCGGCCTCCGGGGGTGGTCGGCGGGGCGGGGAGGGGCATCCAGCCAATCACGATGCCGAAATAGGTCTCGATGGCATCGGCGTTGTAGTCGCCACGGCTCTCCCCGGCCCACCACCATTTGCCGTCGCCGTCCTCGGGGTCGAAGTACCCTTCGCCAACGACGATCCTACAATCCGTGCGGGCCTGTGCCGCCAAGATGACGGGCGTGCGGTTCCTTGGTCCGCTATCGGGGTGGAGCCAGGGCGGCGTCTCAGCCCGTGAGCCGGTCGGCGGGGCGGGGACCAGGGCGCGGATGGCCGAAGCGGCCTGTTCGGCGGCGCGCATCTCGTGGTGAAGGTCAAGTTGCCGCCGGACGTCGGTTGACGCGTTATCGGCGAGCTCGCCTCTCTTCGCCGTGCAGCGCGCCTCGAACAGCCTCGCCGCCGTCTCCAGCCCCTCGCGGACGCTCTCAGCCCGTGCGGAGGCGACAGCCTCGGATAGGGTGGTGGGATCGATGAGGCGGTTGGCGAAATAGTCAGAGGCGAGGCGTGCGACGAAAGCCGCTTTCGCCTTCGATGTCTTCGTGTCGCTCCAATTGCCGTTCTCGTCCCGGCATTCGCCGATGAGCGACATGTGGTTCGCCGTTCCGATGTACCGGCCGGACGCTTTCCATTCGCACCGCGGAACCGCCTCAGAAAGCTCCCGCAAGCTCGGCGCGCTGGTTGTCTCAGCCATGGGGTTGCTCCTGGGAGAGGGTTGCGAGGGCGTGGCGGGCTGCGCGGAGATCGCCGATCCGTAGGCGGACGTCGCCGTAGAGATGATCGCTGTCGTCACCCTCTTCCGGGTCGTATCGCTCAGCCTCACTCGCGAACGGCTTCAGCGCGGCCCCCAGCGCCTCCATCCCAGCCTTGAGGCGGGTGTTATCGGCTTCGGCGGCGCGGAGAAGCCCAAGTTCGCGATCCGCGACGGACTTCCATTCGTCACGCTCACGGACGACAGTCAGGCATTGTTCTTCAAGATGTCGGACCATGTCCCAAGGGTCGCCGGGGGCTTGGCTCCGCGATGCGAACTCTTCGGCGTTGCGCAGGGCCGCCGCATCCCGCTCGGCGATGAGCCGGGCAATCGGTCCTGCCATGAGCGCAGAAACCCACCGACGCCGGAGCGGGATCGTCTCCCCGATGCAGTCGCGCACTTCCTTGCGCAGGGCCTTGTCCGCCAGCGCCTCGCGCAGGCCCGCCCCCTCTCCCTCAGGTGGGGTGACCCGGAACGACGCTTCAGGCGTCTCGCCCGTCCGAGCCGGGATTGTGCCGACGCCACCGCAGGACCGGCAGGTGTCGCGGTTCGTTTCGGTGTGGCGATCTTCGTGGGTGTCGGTGCCCGTGCCGGAGCAGGTGGGGCAAGGCAGACGCAGGGAATCGCTCACGGCTTCGGTCTTTCCAGCATGATGGGGGTGGTTGCCGTGATCACGGCCGGCATGCCGTTGTGCTCGACGCCGTCGAGGAGGCGACCGGCGGCTCGCTTGCCGACCCGGACGGCGCCCTGCTCGTGCAGCCCTCGCACGTCGAAATCCTCGACGATCTCGCTGGGGTAGGTTTCGGCGTCGACCCACTCGCCGTTCTGCTTGTGCAGGTACGGAACCCTGGCGGCCTCGCACGCGTCGCGAATGGCCCGGTACCAATCCGGATGCGAAGGGCGCGCCTTGTGGGCGCCCTGGTCGGTCTCGCCACCGGTGATGACCCATTCGATGCGCTCGATGTCGCTCGCCTTGAGGGCGTCGCGCAGGACCGTGTGGCCGCCGACCGTCCCGTAGGAGATCCGCGTGAAGTTGATGGGTCCGAGAAGCGGTTCGGCGGATACGAACGTCAGGACCGGGCAGAGGTCGCGCGCCGCGTTTAGGAGGGCGCGCACGTTGATGTCGGCCCGCTTCTGGTCCTCGCACGTCGTGCCGAGCGCCATGTTGCTCGGCAGGCCGCCTGCGGCGTCCGCCATCGCAACGATGTTCTGCGGGCGCTTCGTCAGGGCCAGCCAGAGCAGGTTGGGCGTGGCGCGGACGAGGTCGAACCACTCGCGGCGCACGGCGGGGTCGGCCTGATTGTCGAACGGGTCGCACAGGCTCGGGAAGACGCGGAGCATGCGCCCGGCCTTCGCCGCCTGCTTGTTCCAGGCGAGCGGCTTGCGCCAGTATCCCGCGCTGGTCCGCGAGCGCTCGCCGTGCGGGCCCCACGTCACCCGGCCCATGCGGGTGTCCATGAGGTGTTCGGCATAGCAGCCGTCGCACGCCGGGCTGACCTTCGTGCAGCCGATCCAGGGCGACCAGGTGTGGTCGGTCCATTCGATGGCGCTGTGCTCGGCCATTACGCTGCAGCCCTCCCGGCGTCGAGCGCATCAATGTTCGCGTGCTGGACGTCGAAGCCGACGGGCACGACCCACGGGTTCGCGTTCCATGAAGCGGGGCCGTGGAGGCTTTCCCACAGCGCACGGAACGCCTCGCGGCATGAGCCGTAGATGTTGCAGACCCGCGCGGTTCGCTCCGCGCCAGACAGCCCTTCGAAGGACCCCGCGCGATGACCCTGCTCTACGAAGTGACAGACGCCCTCGGCCTCAGCATCTTCTTCGGTGATGTCGAGGAGACGCTCCACGCGGACGCTGACGACCGGTAGCGTCAGGCGCGACGCCCAACGGGGCATGTGGATGGAGGGCACGGGCAGGCCGATGCTGCCGCGCCTGCATGTCTTCTGCCGGTAGCCACGCAAGGCCAGCCACATATCGGCGGCCCATCGCGCATCCTGGATCGGGGCGAACGCTTTATCGGCAGCGTAGCGGACGCCGTCCTGACCGCTTTCGAGTTCTTCAGCCCGGCAAGTCTCGCGGACCCACAGCCGGTCGCCGACGGCGTAGGGCAGCGGCAGGGCCGCAAGGCAGCCGGTGTCCCGGCAGATGATCTCGGCCTCGCCCGTGTCGGCGAACTCGATATGGCCAGGGTCGGTACTCGCCCATTTCGGCAGGCGCAGCACCCGCCGGGTCCGGGTCTTCCGCTTGGCGAGGAGCGCCTGGATCATCGGCGCTGAGAAGATGATGGGTCGGTCGGTCATGCGACGAGTTCCATTTGCTGGGGGCGGCGGGCCCATGCGCCGGGCGTCTGCATGGCGTCCCATCGGTCGGCCATGCCGCGCGGCGTGTTCTGCGGGCGACTGTGGTTCTGGGCGATGTCGGTGCTGTCGACGGAGGCGAACGGCCATTCCCGGCCGCTGCACTGCATCCCGCGGAGCATGTGGACCCACGGCAGATGCCGGTGATCGGCGGCGAGGGCGTTCCAGCACTCGTCCATCCGGCGGCGCCAAGGGTCGGACAGCACCACCCGGAACTCGGCGGTCGAGCCGATGCACACGCGCGGCCAGTTCTGGCAGAGCTGCAGGAGGCGGTGCAGCGGCTCGTCCATGTGCCAGACCGGCGCGCCTCGGTGGCCGAACGGCCATTCGCGCACGAGGGCGTCCTGCAGCTGCGAACCGCCGTCGATCACGTCCGGGATCACCGCCCAGGTGGTCGGAAAGCCGAGCCACCGCTCGCACCAGTCGTAGTATCGGGGCCAATCCGTCTCGGCCCCGCGCTTCCATTTCGAGAACGCGCCGTTGTCGAGCATGGCGCTCTGACCGATCTCGTGAACACGGCCGACCTGCTCCGGCCGAGCGTGGCTGACGCAGAAATGCCGACCAGCCAGGTCGTAGAGCGGGTGCGGCTCGCCCCGCCGCCCGGTGATCGGGGTGCCGTGATAGTGGATCATCTCCGCCCTACTCCGCCGCAATCAGGAACGGGGTGCCGGGCGTCCAGCTCGGCTCGGAGGCCTCCTCGATGTATCCGTTCAGGCGCGCGAGGTTCTCACCGTCGAGCCGCCAGCCGCGCCCCCACACGGTCTCGATGGTCACCCTGGTCTGCGAGAGCATGAGCTTGCGGCGGATCTTGCAGATCCACACGTCGAGGATCTTCTGATCGGGCATGTCGGCTTCGAGGATACCGTACAGCGTGATCAGCAGCCGCTCGCGGTGGAGGACGTTCGGGCTGGCCTTGCGCAGGGCCAGCAGCACCTCGCGCTCGCGTCCCGTCAGGCGCCAGTCGTAAGGAACGATCACCTGCGGGATCAGGAAGTCCCGCATCTGGCGCAGGGCCTCCTTTAGCGTTGCATTCTCCTCCATGAGGGCGATCACCTGCGGTCGGGTGAGATTATGGGCGGATGCGTTCATCGGGCCCTCCTGAGGGCTTGGCGGCTGGGGATCGGCAGGGGAGGCGTTCAGGCGGCTCGGTCGTGCTCGGGCGCGTCGTGGTCGTCGCGCGTGTCCGCGTCGGCGGCACGGTCGATCAACTCGGGCTCGATGGGGTCGAGGGCGCGGTTGTGCCGCTCCTCAAGACTGGCGCGGAAGGCGTCGAGGGCTTGGCGACCCTGATCTGCGGCGGCCCGAGCGTCGGCGAAAAGGCGGTCCTTGGCGGATTGCGGCTTGGGCGGCCCTGCGTCCGTGGGCGTGGCGGGAGCGGCGCCACGTTCACCGCGCGCCCAGGCCGCGAGCGCGGCGCCGTGCTCCTCGCTGATGCGGTCGCCGTGCTTGAAGATCTCCCGGTGCGCGCCCTCCATCTTGAAGGACTTCGGGTCGGACAGGTCGAGGTAGCCCTTGCGGTCCGCCTCCAGCCGGAACGAGACCGTGACCTCGTAGGGGAATTGCGAGTTGCAGACCGATTTCAGGATCTTGGTCGGCTTCTCGCCGGGGTTCTCGCCCGGCTTCACGGTCTCCTCGCCGCGGATGGAGAAGATGATCGGAATGCGCCGCTGCAGGAGCGAGTAGACCATCGCCTTGTGGGCCGATTTCGGCTTGATCCACGAGGCCATCTTCATCCGCTCCTGCTTGCGGAAGTCGTCGCCGGCCATGCGCTGGAGTTCCTGCGCCTGCCAGTCGAGCACACCGCCCAGGCCGACCCACTCCATCGAGAAGCTGTCGATCAGCAGGGCGTCGAACCCACCGTTCTCGGCGGCCTCGGCCGCCTGGGCGAAGAGGTGCGGACGGAACGGCGCGTCCATGATCATCGTGAAGAACCCGAAGTCCTCCTCGGCGATGCGCTTGGTACGGCCGCCCTCGGTGTCGAGGACGGCGACCCGGCCCTGAGGCCCGGCGATGCCGCGCGCGAGACGGCAGGCGGACCAAGTCTTGCCGCTGTTGGTGCCCCCGGTGAGGGAGACGAAGAGGCCGACGCGGCCCTTCGAGGCGCCTGGGGGTGCGAAGGTGAAGCTCACGCCGCGTCCTCCCAATCCAGGGGCCGCCACGGGCTCTTGTTGAGGTCGAAGCTCTGGACCTCCCGCGCGAGCTCGATCTCCTCGCGCTCCAGCCAGCGCTTCTGCGCCCACTCGGGGTACTCGACGCGCACGATCTGGTTCGGGTAGCCGGCCCAGGTCCCGGACTTCATGCCCTTGTTCCAGCGGGTGAGCGCCAGGGCGACCTTGTGGTCGCCGATGTGCAGGCCGGCCGCATCGGCCTCGGCGACGCAGACCCCGTGCGGGGTGTCGTTCTCGATGAAGATCCACCGGAAGACGATGCGGCCCTGCAGGTGCGGGAACAGAAGGCCCAGCACGTGGATGTAGAACGCGGCCTGCACCTCCATGCCCATGTTCTCGACGCGACGGCCGAGGGTCTGCGGGGCGGCGGACTGGTCGCCGGTCTTCACGTCCCAGATGATCGCGTGGTCGGCGTGGATCTCGACGCGGTCCATCATGATCCGGAGCCAGGCGCCGGACACGTCGCGGGCGATGGCGACGACCTCGGCCGGCGCGGACTGGAAACCCTCGCAACCCTCGATGCGGGCGAGCCGGAGCGCGACCTGCTCGGCGAGCGTCTCGGCCTTCTCCAGATCGGGGCGGAGGATCGGGGCGTCACCGGCGGCGTAGGCGGCGGCGCGGGAAGCCTTCGCGGCGCCGCCCTTGTAGTCGGCGGCGTCGATGATCACGAGATCGGCGCCGTGCCCGAGGATGAGCTTGTGCGCGGCCGTGCCGATCTCCATCGGTCGGGTCGGATCGCGCTCGGCGTCGGGGGCCTGCCCGAGGCGCGGATGCGCGACGTAGGCGTGTTCCTGGCTGTGCGTGATCAGCACCTTGGCGATCGACGACGACAGGGACGGGTCCGGGGCCGGATCGGCGTGATAGACCTTGGACGGCATGTGGTAGAGGCCGGCCCCGGCCACGAAGCCTTCGGCGTGCTCGATGATCTTCATGGCGGCGCTCACTCGGCTGCGGCGGGAAGGGCGGACGGCTCGGCCTGGGCGGCGGCCGCGTTGACCTGCGCGATCCAGGCTTCGGCGAAGGCGATGCGCTCGGCCGGCCGGTCGGCGGGCTCGATGACCATGAAGGCGCCCTTGCCGTGCCGGTCCTCGATGGTGGCGCGGGTGCCGAACCGGATGCGGTACGGGGCGCGGCCGTAGAGTTCGGCGAGGTCCATGCTCACGCCTCCATCCAGTCGCGGAGGCGAAGGACGGAGGTCTCGGCCCGGTCGATCATCAGTCCGGAGACGATGGGGGCCGAGTTGCCCAGAGCCCAGGCGAGCCCGATCAGGAACGGACCGGCGGCGATGAAGAGGCAGGCGAGTTGGGGGTCCGTGAGCATGACGGGCTCGCGACGTGGGAGAGAAAGGCCGGGCCGCCCGGCGCGAGCGGCCCGGTGGGCGGCTCAGGCGGCGGATCCCAGAATGGTCCCATCGAGCGGCGCGACTGGGGCCTGCTCGCCGGTCTCGGCCGGCGGCGTGTAGCGCTCGAACTCCCATGACTCGACCCAGTAGGCCGAGATCTCGCCGTGGCCGCAGGCGCAGGTCTCGGCGACACGCATATCGAGGCGCTTGCCGAAATCGGGACTGCTCGGGTTCCCGTTTGCCACCGGCTCGATGCAGCAAGGCGCCTCCCCGATCACTTCCAGAACAATGTGAGGCCGACCGGCCCCCTTCATTGAGCCGTCTGCACGCGGGGTAACGAGGTCGCGGGGCTTGAACGGGCAAGGCGCGACGTACCGCTCTGCGGCAGCTTCCAGCGCGGCGATGTCCTCGGCCACGGTACGCTTCGGGGCCTCAGCCTCCGCTTTGGTACGAGCCGCCCCGGCGATGGCATCGAGGACTTCCCTGAGATTGGTACCGCTGATTTTGCCGAGATTGACGATGGTGGGATCGGACATGGATTGTCTCTCGTCGGGAGCGCGACGCGCTCGGGGGTGAAAGCGGAAGGGGGAGAGGCGCGCGGAGGCTCAGACCTTCCGCTTGCAGCCGCGGCTCTTGTAGGCGCAGGCCAGTTCGTGCTCGGCACGGGGCGAGGCCCGGTCCTTGATCGTGCAGGTGACGTAGCCGTCCTTGTCCGAATCCTGCCCGGAGCAACCGACGAACTCGGCTTGGCTGCGGTCGGCGATCTCGCGGGCGCCGAGTTCGGACGTGGTCCGCTCCTGCTCGGAGAGCTGGTAGGGCCCGCAGGCCCCGAGGGACGTGGCGAGGACGGCGGCCAGGGCCGCGAGGGCGATGCGCTTCATGGGGAGCGTGTCCTTGGTGGTGACGGAGAGGGCGCGACCCGGCCCTCGGCGGGATCTCAGCGCCGGAAGAGCCGGCGGGCGCGGCGCACGACCGACCAGAGACCGATCAGCGCGAGGGCATCGACGACGAAGCCGAGCATCAGGCGGCGCGGCGCCGGTCCAGGCAGTCGGCCGGGCCCAATCGCTCGTCCTCGAAATCGAGGTCGCGCAGGGCGTTGGCCTCGATCCAGGCCGTGGGCTGCGGGATGCCGTGGCGCGTGAATGCGTCGTCGAGGCTGGCGGGCAACTCGATCGCGGCGGCCTCGACGTAGGCGGCGACGTCGCGGAGGATCGGGGCGGTGACGTCGGTGAGGGCCAGGGCGCCGGGCGTCAGGTCGAGCGCATAGACCTCGGTCAGCACGTAGCGGTCGAGTTGCCCGGTGCCGAGGTACTCGACGACGCTGGCGGCGGTATCGCCGACGCGGGTCTCGGACAGCACGTCCTCGGTCGACCGGGCCGTGTGAGGGATCGTGAAGCGGATGATGTGGGTCGGCGGGACGGCCGTCCTGATCGCAGCGAGACGGAGTTCGATCTGGACCGCCGCCCGCGCCTGGGCTTCGGTCTCATGGCGACCGAGGGGCCGACGAAGGTTCGGGCTGTGAGCCTTCGTGTCGACGAACTCGGCGTCCCACCGGCCGTACGACCGGATCACGGAGCCGAGGATCACGCCCTGCGCGCCGATCAGGTCGCTGCGGGTCGGGGACGTTTCGATCCAGGTGGGGGCGGTGGGCTGGGGCACGTTGGGTTCCATCGGCGTGAGCTGATGGGGCGATCATACGTCAGCGCATATGTGTGTCAATACGCTTGAGTATGTTTTTCATGCGCATGGACGGTTGATATGTTTCGGGGGCGCCGGATTACCCGGCCACCCGAAACGAAAAAGCCCCGCGCGAGGCGGGGCGTGATCGGCTATTGAGGGCTGGCGGCAACCAGCCGGTGCTGCGTAGGAAGCAGTTCGAAAATGGGCGATAGAAGCTACAAAAAAACTCCGACAAACCAGCAAATCATCGCGGGCGAATTCGGCTCGTTACCAGATGGACGACCGATCACGCTCGAAATGATTGAGGCGGCCCAAGACGTTTATCATCAATGGGAAGATGCTGCGGATTACTCAACCATAAGGCTTTCAGTGCAGATACTTCTTGCGATGTTAGCCAAGGCGGACAAAAATCTAACCTAGCGGGATGGTGCGGCATAGCTGATACCAATAGCTCCAATAATTTTTGTCTATAGTTTTTAATATCAAATATAAGATCGCGTATTTCTTCTGCTTTTACTGAATATTTTACGTCATGACCCATTCTCAAATCATCGAATTGGTCCAGTAGTACACAGCTATCTCCCTCTTTCGTGACCCAAATCCCGTGGACTAACAAATTTCGCTGCCGAGATAGTCTGTCGATTTTTGAGCAAAAGTCCGCAATCTTTATAGTCAGAGTGTCTCTGTCGCCAAAACATATTTTTGCAGCATCTACTAATTGCTGCTGCTTGACGATAAAGGGCTTTGACCCTCTTCGCTCACGGAAGCGAACATCTTGGTTGCGCTTCAAAAGACCGAGAAAAATTTCGTGTTGATTTTCTAGTTCCGACCACTCAACGACAACACATCCTAAAAGAACCGCGCAATCTTCACCGATCTTTAATATGGTCGGTGTCGCCGCGCTACCTGAGTTAATGCCGCTCACTTGAGTCACTCATGCTGAATATTGCAGACGTCTGATTTTTTGATCCTAAATTTCGAGTTAATATCCCACGACTTCTTCCCATGGTATGACCCGATGGAAGCTTTTGATCACCTTGCGCTCGAAATCGAGGTCGCGCGGAGGATTGAACTGCTCGACTTGGATCTTTGACGGGCCGATCCGCTTCACGCGCTTCAGGAAGCCTCGGCCTGGCTCTCCCGTGTGCGGCTCGTCGGGGTAAAGCTCAATCACTGCGTCGTCGCCGGCTGAGGGAATGCGGTTGCTGTCGACGTAGACGAGTGCGCCATCCCTGAAGGCGGGCCACATGCTCTCACCGACGATGTTCAGGGCGTAGACCCCGCGCTTGCCCTCCAGGCCCGGCGGCCGGCGCACGAAGTCGCCGGTCTCACCGTTGAGGGTGAAGTCCGCGTCCTCGCCGCCGACCGCGATTCCGCGAACCGGTACGTCGCGTGGATAGGCGCCGCGGTCGATGATGGGGGCGGATGGGGCGTCGCGGTATTCCTGCGGAACATGCTGCCTCTTCGCGATGAAAGAGGTCACCGCCTGATCAACTCCGATCGAAGACATGACTTCGCGCAGGGCGACTTCCTGCTGCGGATCTGGCGTCGCCCCTTTGAGCCACCGCGATACGGTTGGCTGCGTCACGCCAATTCGTTCGGCGAGCTGCCCCTGTGTGAGGCCGCCAGATTTCAAAATATGCTGCACGTCGTCGGGAGTGATCATCGTGCCCCCGATATACGCCAGGGAATATCTCCGGTCGAATGTGCAGACGTATGAATGGGCTGGACATAACGATACGCTTGCGCATATTCTATGCGTATGAGCACGATCGCCCATATCCGAAAGTCGGTCCTCGGCCTCTCGCAGGCTGAACTCGCTGCCAAGACGGGCGTCGCGCAGGCAACCGTCTCGCGCTGGGAGAAGGGGGAACTGTTCCCGAACCTGCGCGAGCTGACGATCATCCGAGAGGAGGCGATCGCCAAGGACCCGGACGGCTGGCGGGACGAGTGGCTGTTCGAGGTCCCCCGCCCGCCATCATCGGCGCAGGTGGCCGCCGAAGCGAGTGCCGCCTGATGCGCCGCCGCACCCCCTGGCAGGGCCGCACTACTCCGAACTCTCGTCCCACCGCTCGCGTCGGCAAGCGCATCCCGGCGCCGATCATCGATCGGGCTGGCTTCTACGGCTTTCGGACGGAAGGTCTGGAGCGCCTGCTCGGCGCCCAAGCGATCGTACGCGCGAACGCTGTCCTGAGCGCTTCCCCGCTCAAGGACCCGCAAGCTTTGCGTGAAGGCGCAGTACTGCCGCCGCCGTGTCCGGCGCTCCAGAAGCGAGGGCACTAGCTGTGGCCCCCAGCTCGTACAGCGCTTCCCGGCGTTTCGACTCGGACAGCCGGTCGGCGATCGCTTTCAAGGCGATCTCTATTGCGTCCGCGCGCGGATCGATCGCGGGCTCCGTCATTCGTAGCTCCTTGGTTTGGTTGGCACCTTCCAAGGTAGCGGACCGGACGGGACACGCCATCGCGGCGTGCATCCCGTTCGCGTCTGCGCTCATCGCGGGACGCGCCTGACATGGCCGCGCTCGCCGTCCTCTTCGCCGTTCTGGCGATTGTCGAGATCACGATCTGCTGCACGACCGGCTCCGGTGTCTCGCTGATCGCTGGGCTGCCAGATTTCGCGGCGTCCCTCGTCGCCTTCTGCATCTGGGCGTGGTTGCTGTGAGCGCCGCCCTCCCCCATTCCCCTCGCGCCGGACTGATCCGGCCGAGCGCCGAGACCGCGAACGGGTTTTGCGTTTCGACACGCGGTTTCGGCGTTTCCTTTCGAGATCGCGCCCGTCGAGCCCTCTCGGCTCCGGTGCGCGAGCGTGGTGGCCGACCCGGCATCTCTCCGGTGTCGGCCGCCACGTCCCTGCCCTTGCGTGATCGCCTGTGCCGCCAAGCCGTCGATCACGCCTGCGTTCCGCGTACTCCGTTCCACCTCCATTTGCATGCCAGCGTCCCCCGCCCGTGTTTTTCAATAACCACGGACGGATTTGCTCATGTGCAAAAGGTTTTTGCGGAAACTGCAAATGCCTGACGCCGATATCACGCGCGCTCAGTCTTTCGCCGACGACCTTCTCCGCTGGGAGACGCGCGGCCCCGGCGACACCGCCAACGCCATGAAGCGGGTCGCCCAGCGCGCCGCCCTGCCCTTCTCCAAGCTCTGGGCGCTCCGTTACCGGCCGCCCAAGGCCGTCGCCTCCCACGTCCTTGCGGCCCTGGAGGCCGCCCATGCCCGCGAAGTCGAGCGGCAGTTGAGGAAGCTCGCCCATGACGTCGAGATCACCACCCGCATCGCCGGCCCTGCGGACCCTGCTGTCGCTGCGGCTCAAGCTGCTCTTTGCGCGGCTGAAGGCGCGCGTGCGGGCCTGGTGGGACCGGCTCTGGCGCCGGCTCCGGCCGTGGCGCGGCGTGTGAAGCCCCCTACCGATTTGCCGCTGTTCCGGGCGGCCCAACAGGGAGAGTGACCATGGTCGATGGTGGAGAACAGGCGCGAGCCTTCGCGCAAAAGACGGCGCCCCTGCCGGCGTTTCAGCCGACGCACGTCAGCCACAAGCACGTTGAGGCGCACCGGATCGCGGTGGTGGAGTGCCTGCGGGACGGATCCGGCACGGTGACGCTGGAAAGCGGCCTCGTCGTGGACGCGCCCCTCGGGTTCGCCACGCGCGGCGTCCCGGCCGCTGGCGACTACCTCGTCCGATACGAGCCGACCGCCACGCACCCGCAGGGCTACCTCTCGCATTCGCCCAAGGCGGTGTTCGAGGCCGGATACGCCGTCGCCTCGCGCCGGCCCGACAGCACCGGCGCACCGGCCCTGAGCCGCAACGAGGCCGACGCCGTGGTGGAGCGCTCGACGGCACCCCGTGTCACCGCCGACAGCATCACGGCGAAGATCGCGGGCTCCGAGTTCTTCCGCAACGGCGTGCTGACGCTCTGCGTCATCACCATGCGGACCGGCTTCACCTTCGTCGGCAAGTCTGCCTGCGTCTCGCCCGAGAACTACGATCAGGCCGCTGGCGAGCGGTACGCCTACGACGACGCGTTCCGGCAGATCTGGGCGTTCGAGGCGTACCTGCTGCGCGAGACGCTGACCGCCCGCGCCGCCGAGCAGCGCGGCCAGGACAGCGCCGTCGAAGCCCCGCCCTCCGCGACCCAGGACACTCGCTCGCGCGGCGAGCCCCGCGTCCCCCGGCGCGACGAGCGTCTGCCCGGCGGACGTCCGCACCCCTGATCCCAGAAACAGAACCGCCCGGTCCCTTTGCGGCGAAGCAGGGATCCGGGCGGCCGTGATCGGGCGTGGTGCCCGTACTTGGAGAGTGAAATGGAAGCCACAACAGACGCGTCTGTGCAAGCAGCAAACACCGCCACCCTGGCGGGTGACACCCTTCGCGGGGATGTTCGCGACGGTCTCCTCACCCTCCTGCGGGACATGGAGACGCCCTGGTCGAAGCTTTCCCAGCGCGATCAGCAGTGGCGCATCGAAGCCGTCGACAAGCTCGCCCAGAAGGTCGTGCGCCAGTCGCTCCAGATCGTCGCGAACCAGGGCTTCCCGCACCTGGCCATGCGCACCGGCAAGTGGAACGTCGGTGACGGGATCAAGCTCGAGATCACCGGAGCGGCCTCCGTCGAGAACATCACCCGTCTGGCCGAGCACGGCCAGGGCGAGTGCATCGTCGTGCTGGCTGAAGTCGGCGAGTACTTCGGCGAGCGCCGGGCGGCCGCGGCAGAACCCGATCAGCGGGCGATGGACCTCGATGCCGACGACGGGCTTCCGGAGATGGACGTCGTGGCCCGCAACGTCGCGATGATCGACAAGGCCGAGAGCCTCGCCGGCATCACGGTCGACCTGAGCCAGTTCCCGCCGGACCGCCGTGCAGGTCTGCGCGAAAAGATCATCGCTCGCGGCGGCCGCTGCTACGAGAGCCAGGCCGAAAGCGAAGCGGGCGAGGAGGCCGCGCCGGAACCCGAGGCAGAGAGGCCGACCCGTACGCGCCGCCGCAACGCTCGCGAGACGGAAGCGGTCTGAGCATGAACGCCCCCGTCCAGCCCCGCCGGGCCGGCTTGGGGGCGTCCGTTCTCGCGCTCGGACGCCTCAAGACCGGTGCCATGAACAAGACCGAGGCGGCCTATGCGGGCCACCTCGAAGCGCGGAAGGCCGCCGGCGAGGTCGCCTGGTACCTGTTCGAGGCGGTGAAGCTGCGGCTCGCCGACAACTGCTTTTACACGGTGGATTTCGCCGTGATGCTCACGGACGGCGTGCTGGAGATGCACGAGGTCAAGGGCTTCTGGGCCGACGACGCGCGCGTGAAGATCAAGGTCGCGGCCGAGCGGTTTCCGTTCCGGTTCATCGCGGTCCGGGTGAAGCCGAAAAAGGACGGCGGTGGCTGGGCGGTCGAGGACTTCTCATGACCGGATTCGCCCGTCCCTCCGACCTGCCGCCGGCATCCCAGCGCATCGTGGCGTGGTGCATCGCCGGCTGGATGCTCGTCGCCGAGCCGGCGCCGCGCGGTCGCCGCTACCGGCTCGACCCGCCCGTGCCGGCCCCGCCACCGAATCGGGGGCCCTATGCTGGGCGCGCCATCACGCCGGCCGCCGCCGAGACGGCGATCGCAAGCCGCTTCCTCGTGGGCCGCGCCGACGGGCTGTTCGGCGATACGGCGCTGTCCTGGGTGATCGCACGGGGGCAGGCATGAACCAGCCGTCCCCCGAATGGCTCGCCGAACAGGCCGAAGCCGAGCGTGCGCTGTGTGTCCGCTTCGATGGCCTGACCCAGCTTCTGATCCGTCTTGATCGCTACGCCACCCGCGCAGAGGAATCGGCCGCCGCGCTGGCGCGGATCGAGGGCGGCAACCCGGAAGCCCGTCGCCAGGAAGCCGAGGACCTGCGCCGGACCGTGCAGATGGTCGGATTCTTCGCGGGCAACCTCGACCGGGTCCACCTCCTCGAGGAGCCGAGCCGCCGAGCGGGCGCCACCGGACGCCGGAGGGCCACGCGATGACGACGTGGTCGCCGCAGCAAGACGAGGCGCTGAAGGCCGTCGAGGCTTGGCGTAAATCGGACGATGGGCGTCCGTTCTACCTCGCGGGCTATGCCGGCTCGGGCAAGACGACCCTCGCGAAGCACCTCGCCGCGGGCGTGGACGGTGATGTCCTGTTCGCCGCCTTCACGGGCAAGGCCGCCCTCGTGCTTCAGTCGAAGGGCTGCGAGGGTGCCTCGACAATCCACTCGCTGATCTACCGGGTCCGCTCGGGCCGCGACAAACCGCTGTTCGAGCTCGACCGCAACAGCGCCGTCGCCGACGCGGACCTCGTCGTCATCGATGAGGTGTCGATGGTGGGGCCGGAACTCGGCTCCGACCTCATGTCGTTCGGCGCGAAGGTGCTGGTGCTGGGCGACCCGGCGCAGCTGCCGCCGGTCGACGGCGCCGGGTACTTCACCGGACGGGCCCCGGACTTCATGCTGACGGAGATCCACCGGCAGGCGGCCGAGAACCCGATCATCCGCATGTCGATGACGGTCCGAGAGGGCGGTTGGCTCCGCGCCGGCCAGTACGGCGACAGTCGTGTGATCCCGCGGCGCGCCCTCGGCCAGTCTGCGGTCACGCGGGCGGATCAGGTCTTGGTCGGGCGCAACAACACCCGCCGCTCGGTGAACACGAAGATCCGCGCCATCCAGGATCGGGATCCCGCCGGGCCGGAGGTCGGCGACCGCCTCGTCTGCCTGAAGAACGACAAGATGAAGGGCCTGCTCAACGGCGGGCTCTGGGACGTCGCCTCGCTCGGTGACCGGTCAGAGGATTTCGTCGAGCTCGGGCTGCTACCCGACACCGAGAAGAGCGTGCCGCCCGTTGGGGTGGCCGTGCGGCCGGAGTTCTTCGCCGGCACGGAGGGCTCGCTGCAGCCGCACGAGCGGCGCGCCTTCGAGGAGTTCACTTACGGCTATGCCCTCACCGTCCACAAGGCGCAGGGCTCGCAGTGGGACGACGTGGTGCTGTTCGACGAGTGCGACGCCTTCCGGGAGCACTCGCGGCGCTGGCTCTACACCGGCCTTACCCGGGCGGCCGAGCGCGTGACGGTGGTCCAGTCGTGATGGCCGCCCGCTCCCGCCACCACGATCCGGAAGAGGCGCATTGGCGCGGCAGACCCCTGCGGCCCGTCGATATGGACGGGTTGCGCGACCACGGCGTGCCCGGGCCTCGCGTGAACTGGTGTCTCGGCGCCTTCGAGCCGCTCCTGCGGCAGGCTATCGTGTTTCGGCGCGGTCCGCGATTCGAGTTCGTGCGCAACCTGCGCGGCGACCCCGTCGAGCCGGTCGCAGCCTACACCCTGCTCGCCCGCGACGTCGGGGGCGCGCCCATCGATGTGGTGGGCTGGCATCCGCGTAGCGGGCGTCTCGCGACCTGGCTCGGCCGCATCGGGCTGCTCGGCATCGACTATCCCTGCCCGGCGACCAAGGCCGATCCCCTCTGCGTCTTCTCCAAGCCCACGGAGTGGCTCGCCGCCGGGCGGCGCGGGGTCGTCGTCGTCGACGAGCGCCTCGCCCGCGCCGAACTGCTCGAGGCCGGCACCATCCAGGCCACAGACATCGAACACGGGACCAAGCTGAAAGCCATGCTCGAGCGCGTGACGTTGCCCGGCATCGTCGTTCCCGCGGCCTCCATCGGACAGGTGGCGGCATGACAGAGGTCGTCACGCTCCACGATGCCCAGCGGCAGCACAGGCGCCGCACGCGCCAGGAAATTGATCGACGGGCCATGCCGCGCGAGGATCACGACCTGCCGATCATCCGCGTCGTGGCGAGCGAGATGCCCCGCGTCGTCGACGAGGCCGAGAGCGCGCTGATCGAAACCGGCGTGCCGATCTTCACCCGGGCCGGGAATCTGGTTCAACCCATCACCGAGGCCGTGCCGTCGGCCGGCGGGTTGATGACGCGTGTCGCACGGCTCCGGGCTCTCGGCGCCGATGCGCTCACCGATATCCTGGCGCAGACGGCCAAGTTCCAGCGGTACGATGAGCGGCGCAAATCCTGGGTCAACGTCGACCCACCGGCCAAGGTCGCGGCGACCCTGCTCGCCCGCGAGGGCAAGTGGCAACTCCCGCCCGTCGCCGGCATCATCACCACGCCGACGCTGCGCCCGGACGGCTCACTCCTTAAGGATGCCGGGTACGACCCCGCCACGCGGCTGTACCTGATGCTCGACGAGGACCTGCGCATGCCGGACATCCTCGACGAACCCGGCCGTGAGGAAGCCGAGGAAGCGCTGGACCTGCTCCTCGAACCGCTCGCCGGCTTCCCCTTCGTGGGACCGGTGGACCGCGCCGTCGCTTTGTCAGGGATCATCACGGCGGTGATCCGGCCTGCGCTGCCGGTGGCGCCGTTGCACGGGATCCGTGCCAGCACGGCGGGGACGGGCAAGTCGTTCCTCGTCGACGTGTTCGCCACCATCGCGACGGGGCGGCCGTGCTCGGTCATGGCGGTCGGCAAGACCGAGGAGGAGACCGAGAAGCGCCTGGGGGCCCACCTCCTCAAGGGCGCGCCAGTCATCTCCATCGACAACGTGAACGGGGAACTCGGCGGGGACATGCTTTGCCAGATGACGGAACGCCCCCTGGTCAGCGTGCGGATCCTGGGCAAGAGCGAGGCCCCTGAGATCGAGTGCCGGGCGACGATCTTCGCCACCGGCAACAACCTCACGCTGCTGGGCGACATGACGCGCCGCGCCCTGCTCTCCACCCTCGACGCCGGGGTGGAGCAGCCCGAGCTTCGCGAGTTCGAGTTCGACCCGATCACCCGCATCCTGGCAAAGCGGGGCGACTACGTCGCCGCGGCGATTACCATCGTGCGCGCCTACCGCGCGGCCGGGTCGCCGCGGGTGTGCGGCCCCATCGGCAGCTACGGGCCGTGGTCCGATACCGTTCGGTCCGCCCTGATCTGGCTCGGCCAGGCCGACCCCGTCGACAGCATGAAGACCATGCGGGACGAGGATCCGGAACTCGTGGTGACGAGCGAGCTATTCGCGGCTTGGCGGGAGGCCTTGTCGGTCGGCGCCTACTACACCACCAGCCAAATCGAGGAGACGGCCTCGGAGCGTTTCCTGGATGGGGGTGGATTCGTCCATCCCGAGTTCCGGGACATCCTGATGCGGCAGGCCAACAGCGGCCCGGTGATCTCGACGAAGCGGCTCGGGCGATGGCTCACTCGCATCAAGGGGCGGATCGTGCACGGCTGGCGGCTCGAGATGATTCCCGACGAGAAGCGGGGCAACCGATACGCTCTCGTTCGGATCGAACCGGCCGAGCAAGGCACGCTGCTGTGATGTGCGAGGTCCAGAATCGGTGGGGGTTTGTCGGGTTTATGGGGTCGATTTGGCGCGCATGCGCGAATCTCTCAGCATCTTTTTCCTCCCCGACTGAAAAGTACCCCTAAAACCTCAGAAACCCCCACAGACCAATCAGACCGACAGAAAGAGAGGCCATCGGGAATCCGATGCTGGCACGCCGTCCCGAAGGACCCGATCCACCGACGCCCTACCCACCCGAGCGCGTCCGCCTGTGGCTCCTGGCGGCGTGGGCCGGACACAGCGATGCCGATGCGCAGGCCGGCCCAAAGCCGGGTGACGTGCGGGTGCAGCGCTGGCCCGAGAACCATGTCCACGACTGGCGGATGAAGGCGCAGCTCAAGGCTTGGCTCAACGCGCAGGTCGGGCGCGAGCCGAGTTTCCGCGAGGCGTGCCGGATCGCGGGATGGGACCGGCGTCAGGCTCTACGCGGCGTCGACATGGCGGTGGCGATGATCTCCATCGGGCTGGCGTCCACCGATGCGACACCTGCGAGAAGTTAATTCGATTGACATTGCCGCCAAGCCCATCGGACGCCTGTATGCAGTTGGCGCGCCCATGGGGTCGCGCCCGAGCCCTGGGGCACACCCGTGACCGCGTCGGCAACGAAGTCGTCCAGCACCACCCGCACAACGAACCCTGACCGCCTCGCCCTGATCCGCGCGAAGGCCGAGGAGCGCCGCGCCGCAAAGGCCGAGCGCCAAGCCTTCCGCGAGAAGCTCGACGCGAAGGCTGCGGCCGAGGATCACGAAGCGATGACGGCCTGCCACGTGATCCTCGACCGCATGTCGATCCGTGGCGCCGCCTCCCGTGCCCGCCGCGAGCGTGAGGCCGGCGCCGCGCCGCTGCGCAAGCGCGCCCGCATCGCCCGGGCTGCGCCGTTCACCGCCCGCGACGTCGAGGTGGACACGGGCAAGGCGTCCGTCCGCGACCCCTACGACCCGTCGAGCTTCATCACCGCCAGCGTGAATCGCCGTGTCGACGTGCTGGCGGCCGAGCGCGGCGCCGACCGGATCACCGAGGCGCAGTTCCAGGTCGGGCGGATGCTGCAAGCGGTCTGGGAGAAGCAGATGGGCGTGCGCTCGGGCGGGACCTGGGACAGCACCACGTCCGGCGCCGGTCCCGGCTCGCTCGCCGTCTCCCACGCCTTCACCGTCGAGGACATCCGGATGCTGGGCCGGATCGAGACCGCCCGCGCCGTGAAGGCCATGAACGAGCGCGCCGCCCGCGTGATCGGCGAGAGCGGCGTGCGATTCCTCCGCGCGATCCTGTCCGAGGGCTTCAGCTTCGCGAGCTACGCCGAAGCGCGCGGGCGCGGGACCGGCGAGCGGGCGTCCACGGACATCGCCAAGCGGTTCCGGTGGCTCCTCGAGGAGCTGACCGAGGCGCAGCACACCGCGCGGGGGCCGGGGGCTCCGGTTCGGACCGACGACTACACGAAGCTGGCGGACACGACGCCGGAGCGGCTGAAGTCCCTCCCGCCGCAGCGGCGGTGAGGCCGATGCTGCCGGAGCCCGAACCCGAGGTTCTGCCGGGACAGGTGTGGCGCTACTCGGGCGAGACCTGGATCGTCGACGCCGTTCGCTGGGACGGATTCGAGCACACGGCGTACTGCTCGAAGCGGCGCATCAAGGACATACTGCAGATGCCGGCGCGCCTGATCGCGCAGGGCGGGACGCTACAGGCTTCGGGCATCAAGACAGCCTGACGTGGTTGTGTCAGCATCGTCATCTCGAAACGGGGATTTCGCGATGATCTGGTTCACTGCCACTCGCCTCACGTTCATTACACGTGACTACACGACCGAGACAAAATCTGTCATCAACGCTGCTCAAGTTTGCAGATTAGAGACACGAGACGACGGAGGTTCGTACATTCATTTTTCAGCAATCGAGGGAAAAGATCAGTTTTACATTATCGTCAAAGAGGACGTTGATACGCTGCTCGAACGGATGGCGCCCGCCTGAAGCCCTCCTTGACCCGACGGGCGAAACCCGCCATCACGTCAACGTCGCACGACACGCGCCCGGGGCCCACCAGCCGCCGGGCGTTGTCATGTCTGGACCCCTTCCCCAGCCAGAGCGTTCCACTCGCGTGACGCCAGCCGGTATCCCTGACATGATCGGCACCCGATGATGACGGATCGCGAACACGCCGAGCGGGTCGCCGACCTGCTCCGGCTTGCCGACCGCCTCCGGGTTCCGGGGCATCGCCACACCGTCGAGACGTTCCTGGGCGAGATCGGCGAGATCCGCGCCGGGCTGCGTCGTCTCCATCGTGATCTGACCGGCGCCGAACTGCCGCGCGAGACCGCGCCGCGTCGCTCCGTCATCGCCTCGTTCCAGTCCGGGTCCATCGACGGGACCCGCGCGACCGTGGCGTTCCGGGGCCGTGCGCGGGTAATCGCGGCGCGGGCCTGACCACGACAATTCCCGCGCAAAATATGCCGGGAAATATGCACCTCGAAATTCGGGCCTGATCGGCTCCCGGCCGCGATGAGCCGGGGTGCACGATAATCGCCCTTCTCGTGCACCCAAACGGGGTTTTCAGCCATGTCCGGAGGCGCTGTTATCGTGCGTCCGGCAACGGACGTGGGCGAGCCCCTCGACGCGCTCGATGCGGCGGCGGCCGGGTTCGCCGCGGCCTCGAAATCGGCGGCGACCCGCCGGGCCTACGCCGCCGACTGGCGCGACTTCACCGCCTGGGCAGCCGAACAGGGCGCCGACCCCCTCCCCGCCGCGGGACGGGTGGTCGGCCGCTACCTGACGCATCTCGCCGGCCTCGGCCGCTCGGTGTCGACCATCGACCGCCGGGCCGCCGCCATCGCGGCCGTGCATCGCGCCGCCGGCCACACCGCGCCGACGGCGCTCGAAGAGGTGCGGTCAATCCTGGCCGGCATCCGCAATACGCTGGGCCGGCGCCCGGAGAAGAAACAGGCCCTCACGGTCGACCTTCTGGCCAAGGTCATCAAGCGGATTCGCGGGACCGATCTCGCCAGCGTGCGCGACCGGGCCTTGATCCTGGTTTGTTTCGGCGCGGCCCTGCGCCGGTCCGAGCTCGTCGCCCTCGACGTCGCCGACCTTGAGCGGCACCGGCGCGGCCTCCTCGTCCGGATCGGCAAGAGCAAGACCGACCAGCAGGGCCAGGGCCGATCCGTCGCCATCCTCGACGGCAAGCTGAAGATCCCGGCGGCCGTCGCGGCTTGGCTCGACGCCTCCGGCATCGCGGACGGCCCGGTGTTTCGCGGCGCCGACCGTGGCCGGCTCTCGCCCGACCGCCTGACCGCCGGGCAGTTCGCCCGCATCCTGAAATCGCGCTGCGCCGTGGCCGGGCTCGATCCGGAAGCCTTCAGCGGCCACTCGCCCCGGCGCGGCTTCGCGACGACGGCGGGCGACGACGGCGCCGACCTGCGCCTCACGGCCAAGCACATGCGGCACGCCAAGCTCGAAACGACCCTCGGCTATATCGAGGACGGCGAGCTGTTCCGCGAGAACGCGGGGAAGAGCTTCCTGTGACCGCCCGCCCCGAACACACCGCCGCCGACGCGGCGCGCGCCCTGCGTGACATCGCTCGCGATCCGGCAGGCTCGGCCTATTGGGCGTGGCTGAAGCGGACCCGCGAGGGCCAGGCGAAGGCGCCGACCACGTGAGCGCCGTCGACTTGGCCCGCCGCCTCGCCGGCCTCGCCCTCACCGTCGAGGGCGGCCGTCCCACCGCCGCGCATTGGGTCGCCGCCATGGCCCTCGCCGCCCAGGCCGAGCCGGTCCCCGGCCGCACCCGCGAGGTCGCGTTCATCGCCGGCCGCGCGCGCGTCCACCTCCATCCCCTCCCGCGCTGACAGGACCATGCCCGTGACCCACGACGACGACGCGGTGGTCTATCGCTGTCCGCCCGCCTCGCTGCGGCCCCTGCCCGGCGCGGTGATCCTTGTGAGCGCGGCGGCCCGCCGGCGGATGCGCACGGCGCTCGCCGGCCGCGAGATCAGCGCCGGCCGCGCCTCGCTCGGTGTCACCGGGCCGGATCCGGTGAAGCTGTCGGCCGAGGACGCGCTGCGGTGCTTCGGCGTCGAGCAGGGAGTCGCGTGAAATGCGTGAATACCGCGCCATTCGTTCGGCACGTCCTGCGCGCGCGGACAGCTACCCCGACGCGTTCGACACGGACCGCTTTGCCGTTGTCCGCTCGCTCATGGTTTTCGAGCCCGACGAGGACTGGCGGGACAGCGGCCTCGTCGACGCTTCCGGAACCCCGCTGATGCGGCGTGACAGGCTCGGTCCCATCGGCTTCATCACCCCGAGAGACGCGTGATGTCGAACACCGCCGCCCCCTCGCCGCCCCCGATCATTGAGGTCTGGCGCGTTGCCCTGATGTCCGTCGTGATCGGCGCCATCGTGCTCTGGGCCCACCTCCTCGTGGGCCAGGCCCACGCCGATACCATCGGTTTCCGCATCGAGGTCCGCGCCTGCCGCGCCGATGCGTGCCAGCTCCTGCCGATGTCGTCCCGGCGCTGGGCCGGCGCCTACGCGTGCCAGTCCCGCGCCGCCCTGATGGAGCGGTTCGCCGATGCCCTGCCGGCCCTGCGCGGTCTCCCGCCGGGCGCCCGGACGGTGCGGGTGCGCTGTGTGCCCGTGGTCGGGCTGGCGGGCGCCTGATGCTGATCCGTCCGCGCCCGCCCGAGTCCCTGCTGGGGCAGGACGGATACGACACGCTCACGCCGGTGCAGCCGGCCCACGAGCTGCACGACTGGATGCGCGCGACCTTCATCGACGAGGACGCGTCACTCCTGAACGAGGATCACGCGCACCTGCGCAGCGCCCGCCTCGGCGTGCTCTGGTGCGCAGTCCCGAACGCCCGCCAGGGCAACGCCGTCGTCGGCATGTGCGAGACGGCGACCTTCATGGGCAATCGCTGGGCGAAGGCCCGCTTCGAGCAGCAGATCACCGGGTGGTTCGGCGTGATGCCGCACTTCCTGCTGACCTTCGATGCCGGGTACGCCGACCAGTGCGACGACGCCACGTTCTGCAGCCTCGTCGAGCACGAGCTGTATCACGCGGGTCAGGCCAAGGACGCGTGGGGCGCTCCGCGCTTCTCGAAGATGACGGGCGAGCCGGTGTTCGAGATCCGGGGCCACGACGTCGAGGAGTTCGTCGGGGTGGTGGCGCGCTATGGCGTCGGTGCTGCGGCGGGCCAGACGGCGGCCCTGGTCGCTGCGGCCAATCGGGCGCCGATCATCTGCGAGGCCGAGATCGCCGGGGCCTGCGGGACCTGCGGTCGCGCCCTGACCGGAACCTGACGCCGCCATGTCCGACACGTCGCTGCCCGATCCGGTGAAAACCTTCATCGTGCAAAGCCTTGCGTGCTGGGACTCGCCCTCGACGGTGGCGAAGGCGGTCAAGGATCAGTTCGGCGAGACGATCTCGCGGCAGGCCGTCCAGTATTACGACCCGACGAAGGTGGCCGGGGCCACGCTCGCTGAGGAATGGCGGACGCTGTTCGAGCGGACCCGGGCGGCCTTCCTCGACGATCAGGCGAGCATCGGCGTCGCCCATCGCGTCACCCGCCTGCGCCGCCTCGAAGGCCTGATCGACAAGGCCGAAGCGCAGGGCAACGTCGCGCTCGCGGCGCAGCTGCTCGCCCAGGTCGCGAAGGAAGTCGGCGACGTGTTCACGAACCGGCAGCGGATCGATGCAAACCACACCGTCCGCAGTCACGAAGACGCTCTCGGGGATCTTGAGTGATCGCGAGCGTGCGATCCGGCAGAAGCTGAAGGACGATTTCGAGCACTACGCCCCGCGCTGCCTGCGGATCCGCACGAAGTCGGGCAAGATCGTCCCGTTCACGCTGAACAAGGCCCAGCGCTATATCCACGCTCGGCTGCAGGAACAGCTCCTCTCCACGGGCAGCGTCCGAGCCCTGATCCTAAAAGGGCGCCAGCAGGGCGCGTCGACCTACATCGGCGGTCGGTTCTTCTGGCGCACGAGCCACAGCCGGGGCGTCCGCACCTTCATCCTGACCCACCAGGAGGATTCGACCGCCGCACTGTTCGAGATGGTGTCGCGGTACCACGAGCACTGCCCGTCGCTGGTGAAGCCCTCCACGGGCGCGGCCAACGCGAAGGAACTGCTCTTCGATCGCCTGGACAGCGGGTACAAGGTCGGCACGGCCGGCTCGAAGGCGGTCGGGCGCGGCAACACCCTGCAGAACTTCCACGGCTCGGAAGTCGGGTTCTGGCCGCACGCGCACAGCCACGCCTCGGGCATCCTGCAGGCGATCGCGGACGAGCCGGGCACCGAGGTGATCCTGGAGAGCACCGCGAACGGCGTTGGGAACTACTTCCACCAGCAATGGCGGAAGGCCGAGCGCGGCGAGAGCGAGTTCCAGGCGATCTTCGTCCCCTGGTTCTGGGACGACGGGTACCGAAAGACCGCCCCGCCCGATTTCTCGCTGTCGCTCGACCCCGACGAGCAAGGCGAGTCCGAGATCGATTACGCCGAGGCCCACGGCCTCGATGCCGATCAGATGTTCTGGCGCCGCCGCAAGATCGCGGATCTCGGCGAGAGCCTGTTCCGGCAGGAATACCCCGCGACGGCGGCAGAGGCCTTCCAGATGGCGAACACCAATGGCCTGATCAGCGCGAAGCTGGTCATGGCCGCACGAAAGCGTACCGTGGAGCCCTCGGGCCCGCTGGTGTTCGGGTACGATCCCGCCCACCAGGGCGGCGATCGTCACGCCCTGGCGAAGCGGCGCGGCCGCAAGGTGCTGTGGGCCGGGGGCAAGCCCGGTCTGTCGATACCGGAGAGTGCGAACTACCTCGCCGGTCACATCGACCGGGATGGCCCGGTGAAGGCCTTCATCGACGTGACGGGCGGCTATGGCGCCGGCGTCTACGACATCCTGATGGAGCGCGGGTACGGGGTCGGCGGGCGCAACATCATCGTGCCGGTGAACTTCGGCGGCGCGCCTATTCAGGAAGAGCGGTACTCGCCCACCAACGGCGAGAAGCTGCCCGGCCCGCTGAACCGGCGTGCCGAGATCTGGATGAACTCCCTCGAATGGCTCGAGGACCCGGCCGGCGTCGACGTGCCGGATGAGGACGAGCTGCAGGCCGATGCCTGCTCGACGGGCTACGGCCACAACTCGCGCGGCCAGGTGCAGCTCTGGTCGAAGGAAAAGATGCGCGGCATGGGCATCCCCTCGCCCGACCTCTGGGACGCCGTCGCCCTGACCTTCGCCGAGCCCGTGATCGACGCCGCCCCCCTGAAACTCAAGGTCGCCGCCCGTCGTGGCGGCTGGATGGGTGCCTGATGGCCAGCAAGCAACCCCGGCGCCCGGCTCGGCCCTCGTCGCTGAAGCCCGAGCCGAAGCCCGAGCGCGTCGTCGACAAGGTTGTCGAGATCGCCATGAAGCGGTGGCTGCGCGCGGACGCGGCCGATCAGGCGAACCGCGACAACGCCTATGCCGATCTCGAATTCATCGAGGTGGAGGGCGCGCAGTGGACCGAGGAGGCGAAGCGCGCCCGCGAGGGCCGGCCTTGCCTGGAGTTCGACCGGCTCGGGACCACCATCGCGCAGATCACCGGCGACATTCGCCAGATGCGGCCCGCCATCAAGTCCGTGCCCGTCGACAGCCGCGGCGACCCGAAGACGGCCGAGGTGATCGCCGGGCTGGCGCGGTACATCGAGAACCGCTCCGACGCGCCCGCCGCCTACTTCGCGGCCGCCGACCAGCAGGTCGCCGCCGGCATCGGCCATTGGAAGATCATCACGGAATACGGCTCCGACTCCACGTTCGAGCAGGAAATCCGCATCGTGCCCGTGCCCGACGGTCTCGGCGTGCGCTGGGATCCGGACGCGATCCTGCCGACGCGGGAGGACGCCAAGTTCTGCTTTGTGCCGGTGGACCTCACCCGCGACGTGTTCGAGGAGACCTATCCGGACAAGGTCGCGGCCGAGATCGGGGATAGCCGGCTGATCGACGGCGGGTATGGCGAGTGGTCCACGGCCGACGTGGTGCGCACCGCCGAGTACTTCGTGAAGACCCCGGTGGAGAAGACCCTTGCGTTGATGCCCGACGGCGAGATCCTCGACCTGACCGACAAGGCGGACGAGGACTATGCCGAGAAGCTCACCCTGGCCGAGGCTGCCGGCGCGCGCATCGAGAAGCGCCCCGGGCACAAGATCGAACGTTACGTGATCTCGGCGACGGAGATCCTCGAGGGTCCCGATCTGATCCCCGGCCGGTTCATTCCCGTGGTGCCGGTCATCGGCATCGAGACCGTGATCGGCAAGAAGCGGGTCCGGCGCGGCGTGGTCCGCAAGGCGAAGGACGCGCAGCGGGCGTACAACTATTCGCGCTCGACCCAGACCGAGGTGGTGGCGCTGCAGCCCAAGGCGCCATTCGTCGGCACCGAGGAGCAGTTCAAGGGCTACGAGCACATCTGGCAGACCGCCAACACCGAGGCGCATCCGTTCCTGCCCTACAACACCGACCCGAGATCGCCGAACGCGCCCCAGCGCGTCGCGCCACCCGTGGCGTCGTCCGGCCTCGCCGAGCTGACCCGCGAGGCGGCCGAAGACATCAAGGCGGTGACCGGCATCTACGACGCCAGCCTCGGCGCCCGGTCGAACGAGACCTCGGGCAAGGCGATCCGAGCCCGCCAACAGGAGGGTGACGTTGGGTCGTTCGGGTACATCGTGAACTTCAGCCGGGCGATCCGGCACACCGGCGCGATCGTCATCAGCATGATTCCGCACATCTACGACACGGCGCGCACGCTCCGGATCGTGGGTGAGGACGGCAAGGTCGATCTCGTGACTATCAACCAGCCTCAGGGCATCGCCGACGACGGCGTCGCCGAGAAAATTCAGAACGACGTCACGGTCGGCGCCTACGACGTCGCCATGGAGATGGGCGCGAGCTACACGACCCGCCGCGAGGCCGCGCTGGAGGGCATGATCACCCTGGTGCAGGCCGCGCCGGACGTCGCCCCCCTCGTGCTCGATCTCCTCGCCCAGGCGCAGGACTGGCCGCTCGCCGACAAGATCGCCAAGCGCATCAAGACGATGCTGCCCCCGCAGATCCAGGCCGAGGAGGCGCGCGAGAGCGGCGAAGCCCCGCCGCCGCCCATGCCGCCCTCGCCGCAGGAACAGGCCGCGATGCAGGCCCAGCAGCGTCAGGAACAGCTCGCCACGGCCCAGCACGAATTGGAGGGGGCCAAGCTCGCGATGGAGCATCAGAAGCTCCAGGCCGAGATGGCGAAGATCCAGGGTGAGTTGCAGCGGGCCGCGATGGAGCATGAGGCCCGCATGGTCGAAGCCGCGCGACCAGCCGAGGGGGCCGGCGGTAGCCCGGCCGAGGACCTGCGCGTCGATGCCATCGCGACCGCGCTGCAGAACCTCACGGACCTCGTGTCCATGCTGATGGAGGAGATGGCGGGCCCGACCGAGGCGCCGATGCCCGATCCCGGCGGCCAGGGCGGGCCGCCCACGGGCGCGATGCCGATGCCGGGCACGATGCCCATCGAACCCACCGGGGCGCCTCAGGGCGCCCTTTCTTTTGACCCGAGCGCGCTGGGCGAGCCCGCCGCTCCGATGATGGTGTCCTGATGCCTGCGATCCAGCCCTTCCGTCCGAACGCGGCGGCCACCCTGCGCATCGGCGCCGTGACGGCCGCCGGGACCGCGATTCGCCTCGCCGGCCTGCCCGCCGGCGGTGGGTGTCAGGTCCGCGTCCGCAATCGCGGCACGGGCGAGATCTTCGTGCAGTTCGGCAAGGCCGACGTGGTCGCGACGATCCCCGGGGCGGTCCCTGGCTCGGCGGGGATCGCGCCGGGGGCCGTCGAGTACTGGACGCTGCAGGACTCCGAGCACTTCGTGGCGCTGGCCGTCGAGAGTGGCACGCCGTCCGTCGAGATCACCACCGGCAACGGAGGCTGACCGTGTCGGGTTACGGGACGGGCCAGAGCCAGGAACAGGTGGCCGCGATGGTCGCCGCGATGCTGCCGGCACCAGCGGCCTCCACGCCCCCTGCGACGGCGCTCGATAGCGGCCGGGGCATGTCCCCGCGCTACGCGCTCGAAGACCACACCCATGCCACGCACGTGCAGCGCACCACGATGACGACGACGGCGGACGGTACGGCGATCTGGACGTTCGCGCGGCCGATCGTCTGCGCGGTCGGGCGCGTGCCCCCGATCAGCTACATGGTCGACGACACGGGGTCGCCGGTCGTCGTCCAGGTCGTCGCGCGGGCTTTCACGTCGGACGGCACGAACGACACCCACACCGCGATCACGGTGAAGGCGCAGCGGTCGCGAACGCTGCCGGCCGTGCTCGTGAGCCTCACGAGCCTGATCAGCTTCGACGTGTTCGGCACCGTCGCCAACGGGGTGAAAGTGAACCTCTGGGCCGCGGACCCGACGCAGTAGGCGCTTGACCCGTCGGGCGATCCCCGTCATTCCCCTATGCGTCGCGAGACGCGCGGGCGCCACCAGGGCAGTCCCGTCTCGCACCCTTCTCATCATCTCCGCGTGCCACCTTCGGGCCCCGACGCGCACCTTCCTTCACGCAGGCCAGTGCACCCCGCGCAGGCCGCGATGATGCCCCAACCCGTCCCGCTCACGCGTGGCGGGTTTTTTCATGGACGAACCACATGGACGAGGACCTGATCGTGCTGGGCGCGCCGGCGGAAACGCAGGCGGCAGGCGGCGAGGTCTCGGACGCGACCGAGGCACCGGAAGGCCATCAGGCCGACGGCGCCGAGGCCGCAACGCCAGGGACAGAACAGGCCGAGCCGGACGCCGCCGCTCCGAAACCCGCCCCGAAGGGCGATGGCGAGGACGATGGCGAACCGGCGACGCCCAAGAAGCGCACCGGCATCCATCGGATGCAGGAGAAGATCGCCCGGCTCGAGGCCGAGCTTGCCAGCCGCAGCGCACCGACGGGTGACGGCGGGGACCGCAAGGCCAGCATCGAGAAGGAGATCGGCCCCGCGCCGAAGGAAGCCGACTTCGAGGACTACGTGGCGTTCGAGGACGCCAAGGCCGATTACCGCCTCAAGCGGGTGCTCGCCGAACAGCGGGCGGCCGATCGGGAGGCGCAGGCATCGCGCGCTCAGGTCACCGAGCGCGAGGCCGCCGTCGAGGCGTTCAACGACCGGCTGGACGAGGCTCGGGAAGCCATCCCGGACTTCGACACCGTCGTGAAGGGCGCGGCCAGCCGTGAGGTAAAGCCCCACGTCGAATCCCTCGTCGTCGAGAGCGAGAAGGGCGGCCTGCTCGCCTACTACCTCGCCAAGAACCCCGCCGAGCTGGCGAAGCTCAACGGGATGAGCGCGATCCAGGCCGCGAAGGCCGTGGGCGCGCTGGAACACCGCCTGACCCTGGCGAAACCCAAGAAAGCCACCTCCGCCCCCGCTCCCGCGAAGCCGGTCTCCGGCGGCGCCGCGCCCTCGTCTCCCGATGCGGAGATCGATGCGTGGCTCGCCAAGACCTACGGCAAGCGCGGGTCCACCCGATAGGAACCCCGGACCATGCCCAACAACTTCCTCACCGCATCCGTGATCGCCAAGGCGGCAGTCAAGATCCTCGACAACGAGCTTGTGGCGGCCTCCAAGGTCCACCGCGGCTACGAGGACGAGTTCGCCGCCAAGGTGAACGGCTACAACGTCGGATCGGCCGTCACGATCAAGCGCCCTCCGCAGTTCCAGGTGCGTGACGGTGCCGTCGCCCAGCCGCAGAACATCACCGAGGGCACGACCTCCGTCACCGTCGACAAGATGAAGGGCGTCGACCTTCAGATCACCTCGACGGACATGACGCTGTCCATCGGCGAACTGTCCGAGCGGGTCCTGAAGCCCGCCATGGTCAGCCTCGCCAACCAGGTCGACGTCGACGTGATGTCGCTCTATTCGAGCCTGCCCAACTGGGTCGGCACGCCCGGCACCACCCTGTCGAGCTACGCCGGCTTCCTGCGCGGCACCACCCGCATGAACAACCTGTCCGTCCCGAAGGACGCTCGGTTCGCCATGCTCTCGCCCGACGACGAGTCGGGTCTGGCCGGCGCGCAGTCGACTTTCTACTCGGACAAGCTCGTCGAGGACGCCTATCGCGAGGGCGGCGTCGGCCGCATCGCCCAGGTCGACACGTACATGAGCCAGAACGTGCCGGTTCACGTAACCGGCACCCGCACCAACGGCACGGTCAACGGTGCGAACCAGAACGTCACCTACACCCAGACGCTCGCCAACGGTGTCGCGGTGAAGGACTTCGGCGGTCAGCTCCTCAACGTCAGCGGCCTCGGCAACGGCGGCACCGTCTCGAAGGGTGACGTCTTCACCATCGCGGGCGTGTTCGCGGTCAACCACGTCACGAAGCAGATCCTGCCCTTCCTGCGGCAGTTCACCGTGCTCGCCGCCGCCACGGCCGACGGTACCGGCAACGCCACCCTGCAGATCAGCCCGGCGATCATCGCCCCGGCCGCCCTGCCGAACGGCGCCTTCACCACGGTCTCGGCCGCTCCGGCGTCCGGCGCCGTCGTGACCTGGATGGGTGCGGCCTCGACCCCCTACACCCAGAATATCATGGCCCATAAGAGCGCCTTCGCGCTCACCTGCGTCCCCCTGGTGAAGCCGCAGGGTGCGGTGTCGTGCGAGCGCGAGTCCTACAAGGGGCTCACCGTCCGCCTGATCCCGTACTACGACGGCACGAACGATATCTCGAACTGGCGCCTGGACATCCTCTACGGCGTGAAGGCCGTCGACCCCCGCCTCGGCGTCCGCCTGAACGGCTGATCCCACCCCACCACCGCTAAGACGAAAGGGCGCCCTCGTGGCGCCCTTCGTCGTTCTGGGGCCCGGCCCCGCGACAGACGAGGCCCGACATGGACGAGACCATCCCCACTTCGCCGACCTGGGGCTACCAGCCCGACGGCTCGGCCCGCATCTTCGACCTCACCCCCGGCGAGTCCCTTCCCGATGGCTGGAACGCCTCGCCGGACTGCATCGCCGATCCGGCGCTCGCGACCGCCGACGCCCTGACTGCACGCGCGGCCGGGCGCGAGTATGTCGCCGCCGCGCCGCTCGAGATCTTGCTGGCGCCGCCGGCCTCGGATGCCGAGGTGGCGCGCCTCAAGGACGTCATCGAAACCGGCATGGCCGAAAACCAACGCCTGTTCGAGGACCTCGACGCCGCTGAATCGGCCCGCGACGCAGCGCTCGCCGATGCCGCTACGGCGCGCGCGACCCACGAGCACACCCTGACGGCGCTCGAGGAGGCGCAGGGCGAACTCGCCTCGCTCAAGACCCTTCTCACCAAGGCCCAGGAAGACGGCGGGTTCGCCGTTTCCGAGCGCGACGAAGCCCTGAAGCGTCTCGACGCCATGAGCGCCGACCTCGCCCAGGCCCGCGCCGACCTCGACGCCGCCACTGCACCGGCTGCACCCAAGACCGCGAAGGCGCGCTGATGCGCACGCGCGAGCAACTGATCGCCCGGGTTCTCAAGAACCTTGGCGTGCTCGCTGCCGGCGAGGCGCCATCCGACGAGGACCGGTCCGAAGTCGACGACCTCATCGAGCCGGTCTGCAGCAAGCTCCTCGACGATCAGATCGCCAAGCTCAACGGCGACCTGATCGACGATGCCGCCTACCTGCCCCTCGCCGCCATCGTCGCCGAGGCCGCGATGATCCCGTTCGGCATCGGGGGCGGCAAGGCAGCCGAGCTGCGCGGCCTCGCTGCCCAGGCGAGATCCGACCTGCGCCTCGCGTACCGCATCTACGACGCGCGCCGCCCCATGCAGATCGAGCCGTTCTGGGGCCGTCGCCGGGTCGCGCCGTGCACAGGCGGCCCCTCTGTCGCGTCCGTCACTCCCGCAACCATCACCGTGACCGTCGACGGCGGGCGCGAGGG